GCGGAGCAACCGGACGAGGAACCCGAGGAGGAACGCGTGGAGGAACCCGTGGAGGAACCCGTGGAGGAACCCGTGGAGGAACCCGTGGAGGAACCCGTGGAGGAACAGCTTATTCGCATTCCCAAGGAAAAGACAAAGGCGGAAAAAGTGGCACTTGATGCCAATAATGAATTGTCCGAACCAATTGAGGATCTTGAAGTGAGAATGCCGATGTCAACAGAAAATCTTAGTATCAAAGCGTCATCGTACTATATGACTAACCGCAAAAAATACATTCGAGAGATCAACACTCTATTCAAAAGCTATATCAAAGATTTAGATTCTGATAAAGCCACTCTTAAGTGTGGTGCCGAACAGAGTGATACATTCAACTTATTAACCCATCAAAAAATTGTCCGAGACTATATCAACATTTATACACCTTACCGAGGTCTTCTTTTGTATCACGGGTTGGGATCAGGGAAAACGTGTTCCTCCATTGCAATTGCCGAAGGAATGAAGAGTGACAGACGTATATACATAATGACCCCTGCTTCTCTGAAAATGAACTTTTTCAACGAACTCAAACATTGCGGTGATGCTCTATACAAGAAAAATCAATACTGGGAGTTTGTCCCTGCGAAAGATGTAGATCGCATTAAAATCTTGTCAACTACCCTTCAACTTCCCAAGGCATATGTTAAGAAACACGGTGGAGCATGGCTCGTCGATGTTCGTAAGCCTGCGAATTTTTCATCTCTTGGTGCAGCCGAACAAAAACAGCTGGATGACCAATTAAACGAAATGATTCGAACAAAATACACCGACATTAACTATAATGGCATAACGCCCACCATAATGTCAAGAATTACCGGAAAAGGTACCCGAAATCCATTTGATAATAGTGTTGTTGTTATTGATGAGGCCCATAACTTTGTTAGCCGCATTGTCAACAAGTTGAAACGAAAGAGTTCGGATACTTACAAACTTTACAACTATCTCATGACTGCACAAAATGCTCGGTTGGTGTTTTTGTCAGGAACTCCTATTATTAATTATCCTAACGAAATTGCAGTCCTTTATAACATGCTTCGTGGAAGTATTGTCTCGTGGACTATACCAATTACAAACAAGAGTTCGGAGAAAATCAATAATGAACGCATTCTTGAAGTATTCGATAAAGAAGGTTTACGTACATATGATTATATAGACTACAGTGCTGATAAACTTACTATCACGCGTAATCCGTTTGGGTTTGTTAATCTTAAAAAGCCTGGGGTTCTTCGCGGCACTCAGAAGACAATTCGGGGAGGTAATATCAATGGCTCGGTGAGCCATGGCGACGCACGCGAGGATTCCGACGATGAATCAATTGAAGATACGCCTATTGAAGAGACACCTATTGAAGATAATAAAGTACATGAAAATGACTCGGACGTAAGTGAGGATTCTGACTCAGATGAAGAGCCCATTGAAAAGGAAATTAACGCATTAAAGCGTCAAATAGAAGAATTAAATCGCATAAAAGAAGAGGACGCCCGAAGAATTCAAGAAGATGCAATTGCTGAGCGAAAACTTGGTCAAGAGATTGGATCGTCGGAGCCAGGCATATTCGAACGAGCACAAAATTATATTAGATCGTTTGGTGGCGCGCGTACCCAGAAACAAAGGGTTGTTAACAACAAAACAAAGAAGGTCCGCACATCAGTACCCGCTTATTTTGAGAAATACAACGGGGTTAAGTTGGACGATCAAGGAAATATCAGTGATGATGCGTTTATTGGTACGGTTTTGGACATCCTTAATAAGCATGATCTTTCTGTTGACGAAAAGACAGTTGTGCGTAATTCATACACCGCCCTCCCTGATAATCTTGGTCAATTCAATGAGATGTTTGTGGATCCCGAAACAAAGAATATTATCAATGCAGACGTATTAAAGCGTCGAATTCTGGGTCTTACATCACATTTTCGCAGTGCACAGGAAGAATTAATGCCAATGGTTATCAAAACGCCCAATGGCGACGACATTTTTGTTGTTAAAACGCCGATGAGCGATCATCAATTTTCATATTACCAAAAGGTTCGTCAGACTGAGGCCGATCAAGAAAAGAATAGTGCAAAGAAGTCTGCACGAGTAGATGACGATGATGTATATAAATTTACTTCTACTTATCGCATTTTCTCTCGCGCCGCATGTAACTTTGTATTCCCGCCAGGAATGAAACGACCTGTTCCCAAAAAGGATAATGACGTTTCTGAAGATGACTTTGATGCTATGACGCTGAAGGAGCTTGAGAAACGTTCCGACTATAATGCGGAAGATGCAGGTACCAAAGAACAGGTCAAGAATAAAGCCGAGGCAACCAAAGAATACCAAAAGGATATTACCAAATCCCTTAAAGAATTGGCAAAGAAAACTCGCGGAACGTCAGTCCATCTTACAAGAGATAAGCTTATGATTTATAGTCCCAAGTTTGCAAGTGTTCTTGAAAATATCGAGTCTTCAGAAAATAAAGGGTTGCACTTGATATACACTCAATTCCGTACTATTGAAGGTGTTGGTATTATGAAGCTTGTGTTAGAGGCAAATGGGTACACTGAATTCAAAATCAAGAAGAGTGCTGGAGGTAAATGGTCGGTAGTTGAAACAGACAAGGATAAGGGAAAACCCAAATTTGCTCTTTATACAGGTACAGAAAGTGATGACGAAAAAGAAATCATACGTAATTTATACAATAGCAACTGGGATGCAATTCCACCTGAGCTTGCTGCATATGCTAAGGATATTCACAAAAACAATTTTATGGGTCAGGTAATTAAAGTATTTATGATTACATCATCGGGCGCTGAAGGTATTAGTCTCAAAAACACCCGATTTGTTCATATTCTGGAACCATACTGGCACATGGTGCGCGTTCGACAAGTTATTGGACGTGCCAGGAGAATTTGCAGTCATGAAGACTTACCCAAACCCCTTCGTACAGTAAAGGTGTTTATGTATCAAGCCGTACTCAGCAATGAACAAAAGACAAGCGATAAAAATATTGAGCTACGTATTCGCGATGTTAGTAAAATAGATCGTAATACGCCTGTTACAACAGATGAATCAATATATGAAACTGCTACTATTAAAGAGACTATCAATAACCAAATACTGGATGCTGTAAAATCAAGTGCATTCGATTGTACTCTTTATGCATCTCGACGAACGGGAGATGATGATCCAATAGCTTGTTACAGTTTCGGAAAAACTGAATCAAATGACTTTGGTACAGTTCCCGATATTGATATTGATAAAAATGAGCGAACTGAGTTGAATGTCAGAAATGTTACATGGTCGGCAACCGAGGTTACCTACAAAGGAAAGCTATACGCTCTTAATGATGAAACGGGCATTTTGTATGATATGGAAAGCTATAATAATGCTGTTCAGGGTCTTGGCGACATGATTGCAGTTGGTAACGTTGAATACAAAGACGATAAGCCGGTGATTAATATTGATTAATATCATATTTACATTTGTAAATATGATCCTTATGTTAATGATGGTAAAGGGGCAAGACACAACTTTATTTCACCAAGAATAGCAACATCGTATTTTACAATAAGTGGCAGATCATTACCAAGATACATTTCAAGGTGGCTACACAATGGCGTACATTTAATGAAATGACTTAGGCTTCGTAGTGCAAATTCTCCCTGAATAACAGTTGCGTTATCGGATTTTACCATAAATTCCATGCTACCATTGGATTCTGAGCGATAAATTGTACTATGAGCAAATGAGCCTTCGCATGAAAATATCAAGTCAGATCCGACCGACCGGATCTCAATTCGATCAGATATTCCATTCATGTCGCGAATGATTTTTTGAAAATCACCGGTAGGAAGCGTAATCACAGTTGAATATTCAACATCCGGTACATCACATTCTTCGCTCTCTGGTTCGATCAGTTTCAACTTCTGAGAATAACATTGCTTAATTGTACCATTATCGTACTGAAGACCCAGATGAGATACAATACCGTCGTTGTAATCTTCGCGATCAATGTAAATTGAGAGGGTATCATCGTTAGACATGGTAGATATTACCTTAAATAAATGAAGCGTATTTGCACACACAATAATTTTATTTGGAGTGCAAACATACTTTTCAAACTTGTTCGCGTAGAGTTTTACATTGACAAGAATTGTATGTGTTTTATCAAAGTTGATAATCTTAATGCCTTCTTCAGTATACGTCATAGTGGCATCGGTTAGAATATCTTTCAATGCAGTAATCATATTACGAATCGGTTGAATTTGGACAGTTTTTATAGTTAGTACATTATTATTTTCGTTCATGTAATAATTTATCACGTATGTATTTTTTATATCATGTTTGAACGAATAAGGTTATTCGTTATATTGTAACATCTTTACTTACACATGCAAATGCTTCGCCATCGTATTTTCCCGGGCACACATGGCGAATATGCGCATATAACACATCTATGTTTCGTTGGCTACGTTGTTTGCTATGAGATTTGCATAACACAGCGCCGTATTTTACTATCTTTCTCAACATTTTCTTATTTTTAATGCGATAGCCCGTAAGTCTACATATAACATGACAAGATGGGTAATGCTTCAAATGAAACCATAAGTCGTCCGGGGATGATAATTTTATGAGTTTTGTATTTTCTGCAGCGGTCCTACCTATGTAATAGGTGATCTGAGTATCATGAACATTAAAAATAGCGGTTTTAAGTTGATCCCTGGTATGAATACTTTGTTCGTCCAAGTAAACAATATCTGCCGCTTCTTCATGTAAAGTCACTTCACGAACGTAGTTTGACATTTTGTTATCATTAATGACGTGTTTATATATTGGTTTGTCATATACTGTGAAAAAACAGCATATGAATCATTTAATTGGTGGGCTGATGCTCTTTGAATAAACAGTCAGTCGCATTCAAATTAGGAATTGTGTTAAATATTTTGGGATCTTTATAATCATTTGAATCCATCCAAACCTTTACGATACAAAAGTTCTTTTTCGGAGAGATCGTAATACCATTAATATGGCTCTGTATTGGTTCTGTAGTATATTGTTCACAGCATACTTCAGTAAATAATTGTCGCCAAGTATTTACTACACATTTATTTGATACCTTATATGAGAAGCAGCCGCCATTTCGATTTCGATCGTCTTCCCATCTTGGCGTAATGTTGTTTCTCATGACAAATAACATGCAGTTTTTAATGACCCCAGGGTTTATTTCCTGATTTAATGCGGTGATATGTTCTTTCCATTCAAGACCTAACATAATTGGTTTATAACTATCTATATTCCAATTAGCATCACCAGGAGAGTGATAATATATGTCCCATTTATCTTTCAGAACCGTAGGGTTGTTCATATGTGTACATATAGAAATTATATATCATGTTCGTTATCAATTTTTTGCTCTACAATCAATGGTAATTGGGCACCTTCATCAATATTGACAACCTCAATGGGTTCAGGCTCGGGTTCGGGTTCAGGCTCGGGTTCGGGTTCAGGCTCGGGTTCGGGTTCAGGCACGGGTTCAGGCACGGGTTCGGGTTCAGGCTCGGATAATTCTTCATCAGGATCGACTGTTTTTGAAATAAATCTTTCCTCTTTGGGAGTCACTTTTATTTCAAACTTTCGAAATAATAGATTTATATATTGTGTTGAATCAAGTGTGATGGTTGACATACAATCATCCATAATGGTAATGGTATAAGACAAATCAAACACATAAGGTTCGCTTTGATATTCCAACAGTCGTTTAACAAATCCTACGCTAAATATATCGTTTCCTTCTCGCATGTATCGGTTATCAATATCAAAAATGATTGGCTCCTCCATTAATGAATGGCTATATTCAGCTGTCAATAATCTTACACGAGATCTCCTTCCAGTGTATTCATTATTTGAATTAGGATATAATTGACGGCAAACAAAAAAATTATCAGCGGGGTGTTTTACCATGAAAAACATATCAATAATAGGCCCCTCAACTGAGTTTTCAAAAATACCCACGTTTATCGCCTTATCCATGTAGTGTTCCGTTATCGACATGTCATTATTATCATTTATGGTTGAATATTTCTCAAGAATATATGCATTGCAGTTGCTCCTGGGTAAAGTTTCTTTGTAACACGTAACAACATTGAACCAGCCAAGTCGATCGGATGGAGCATATTTTTGATTTGTCGTTAGCCGTTTAATGTCAATCCATATATCTTCGGTCATATCACCGAGAAGTCGGACAATGGGTACATTATTGTACAATGTGGTATATGCTGCAATAATATACGTGTATATAAAGCTAATAACAACGACTAACTTCATAAAAAAAGGGCTATTTGCCATGCTTCTTAACAATGGTTCTAATCGACCGATGGATAGTATTGATTTTCCCATTTGTATGATACGATAATTGTGAATGTTTTTTTATATCTATATATTCCATGACTAAGAATTATAAATCAGGACTATTCATATTCCGGCGAGACTTGCGCATTGAGGATAATGTCGCACTTAATGAGTGCTATAAACAATGTGAAAAAATTCATGTATGTTTTGTATTTACCCCTGAACAAATAAGCGATAAAAATATATATCGATCTACAAATGCAATACAATTTATGATAGAAAGTATACTCGATGTTGAAGAACGTATCAAGCGTGGTGGTGGTGCACTGATATGTTTGAAAGGGGCGAATCCGGAAGTAATTTCGTCTGTTATTGCCGAGTTAAAAGTGGACGCTGTATTTTTTAATGCTGATTATACGCCCTATGCAAAGGAACGCGACGCAAATATAAGAAAAATTTGTCAAAATGCCAATGTAACATGCAGTGAATTTCACGATTATTATTTACATGTTCCAGGATCAGTCCTTACTGGCTCGGGTACACCCTATAAGAAGTATACTCCTTTTTATAATATGGTTCTCCACATACCTGTTGATAAACCCGTATTTAAGCGGATTGATAATATATCTAATCGATTGTTCGGAAGTAAATACAGAGTCACCCCTAAAGACATTCAGAGAACCCTTCCATATAATCATAACATAATGGTAAAGGCCGGGAGAAGCACTGCACTGTCCCGCATTGAACAATCATTAAAGAACCAAGGTGAATACGATACCAGACGTGACTATTTTACATATGACACGACGCATCTGTCTGCTTATATAAAGTTTGGCAATGTTTCAATAAGAGAAGTATTTCATCGTTTTAAAGCAGCCTACGGAATTGACCACGGTGTTATTCGTGAGCTCATTTGGAGAGAGTTTTTTGCACATGTACTTAATGGGTACCCCGAAGTACTTGGTCAGGCATATACGACTCGTTATCGAAAAATAAAATGGCGCCGTTCTCAGAATGATTTCGAACGTTGGTGTAATGGTAAGACAGGGATTCCTATTGTTGATGCTGGTATGCGCCAGATGAAAAAGACCGGTTACATGCACAACCGCGCCAGGATGATGTGTGCCACATTTCTCGTAAAAACACTTCTTCTTGATTGGCGTCTTGGGGAAAGGTATTACGCACAAAAACTTACAGATTATGACGTTGCCTCAAATAATGGGAATTGGCAGGCAATTAGCGGAACGGGTGTTGATATGAAACCTTATTATCGCACAATGAGTCCATGGGTACAAAGTCGCAAATATGATCCTACGTGCGAATACATAAAACAATGGGTACCTGAACTTAATGATGTACCTAATTCGGATATTCATACATGGTATGATGCATGGAAGAATCATAAAGGGGTTTACATAAAGCCAATTGCTGATGTTACAGCGCGTAACGAGGAGATGCTTAAAATGTATAAATCCGTTTAATCTATGATATATGTCATTACAATGACACATCTCAACTTAAATATCAAGCGCAATGCTGCGATCAGACTTTTGCTTTCGCTTTTGTGTCCGTGTGGGCGCTTTGCCTTCCCCCATGTCTGCAACTGATGCGGCGCTTACTACAGAATCCCCTTTTTGCTTGATGTCAACCTTTTTCGTTTTAAGACCAGATAGCAAGTCATCAATGTCCGTCTTGGGGCCACGCATTTCGCGTCTTACTGGTGCAGGGGCATCCACTTTGCCTACACCATCGAGTTCAATTCCTGATTCCGCATGACTAATATCAGGGCGTGTCTGTGGTCGAGTTGAACGCTGGGTCTTCGTTTCAATGGGCGCAGGTGGTGGGGGTCCACGAGGCCTGTCTCCCATAAGATCATTGGCCATTGCGAATTCAGGCGAACTGTTACTCATTGTATTTATAGTTGCATCTTGGAATGCCTTCATAAGATCAGGGTTTTGTCTCATTACATCGCCAAAACCCGGGACGGCCGACCCAAGAGCCTTGTTTGTAAATCCAACAACCGCCGCACTGAATCCGAGGCGCATAATGATTGACACTACCGGATTCATCTTTGTATTTTTGTACTTTTCGTAAATTTCAGCAAATAAATCCTCATAACTGTCGATGTCTTCATTTACTTGGTCCCCCCAGCCTTCCAAATTTACGCCAAATGGGTTAAGTGTATTATTCGCATATTCCATTGAGTTAACTGCGGTCATTAGCCACCACCCCTGCAGCTTGACACTATCTTTTCGTCGTTTGTCTTCAAGAGCGGTTTCATATTCGTCTTCAATTTCCTCAAAGCTTGATTCCAACGACACTTGAGATTCCTTAATGAGTCCCTTCTCGCGCCATTCATCCAGCTTTTTCAGCATTGTTCGCTTTTTCCTTCGGGCCTCACGTTCGTTCATTCTTGGAACAATCGGTTGGTTCATGGTTGGAGGTACAAAACCAGTGGGCTGACTAAAAAAGTTAGCAGTTGCACTTCCAAGGCGTGAATCGGTAGGTTCGATATCATGTACATCGTTTGATTCTAAATTAAATTCCTTGTCGTCAATAGGTTCTATTGTTGGATAGGTTTCATTAATGCCAGTGGGTGCAGGTGCGTCAATGGTAAGGTCATTCAATTCGTTTTCTAATGCGTTTAAATCTCCTACATCTACATTCGCGGATTTTGCAGCAGGTTTATCATTCATCAATAGTTCAATTCCAGTACCGCTAAAACCCGACGATCCCAAGTCATCAATACCAATTTCTACAGTTTCCATATGTCATAAATAGAGTATTTGTTTCTAAATTCTACACGCGCAATAATAATTGCTCAATGTACCATACTCCTTGTAAAAATGCATCCGCTAAATCATCTTTTTTTGGTGTGTCTAATACCTTCTCCCACTCATGAAACCCCTTTTCTACGAGAACTTGTCTGCAAAATTTTACACCATCCTTCTTATTAGCACGATATCCTTTTCCTTCATCGCGTGCAAAATGTTTCAATTTATTTTGCGAACTGATGAATTTTACATCAACTGTATCTTGTCGCATGATATAGAATTGCGCCAACATTCCCTGAATGGTTTTCATTCGGTTTGCTATAGGCGAAATCTGGTTTTCAATGAGAACCAAATCAACTTCTGTTGAAAAGTGAGTATTACCAGCCGCTTTTAATCTTTTACCAATATCAACTAAGTCAAAATCTTGGCATTTGCGGGTCTCCTTCTTGTGTGGAATAAGTCGATGCTTCAAATAATATTCTGTTAAAAATATCACCTTTTCTGATTTGGTCCTTAATGAAGGTGATGGTATGCACTGAGAACAAAGACGATCAACCTCGCTCACCGAAAGTTTTTGTATTGCCGTCTTTTTCATTGTTTTTTCATATTTGGGTATACCACTTTTTTCTGCATGTTTTTTACAATATGCTTTATCTTTACAGGTAAATGCTGCATTATTTGTGCATGTATTACCATTTTTTAATATTTCATTACACTTTAAGTGTTCTATTTTACTGTCAATGAGGTCAACTACACACCACTCCTTTATTGTATATGCATCACTTACATCAAATAAGCAGTAAGCCATATTTTTGATTCCTACGTCAAAGCTGGCTATGTACATCTGTATATTATTGATACCTTATTTGAACTGGCTAAACGCTTTGTATAAACTGAGCATATACAAAGCATAAAATTTAAAAGTTATTCAATGCATGTGGTGGTTGGCTAACATTTGTTGATCTAAGAGTATCAATGTAGTTAGTTTTTAGATCACTTTGATTATGTTGGGTTTCATTGTATAAATCGGTATATATGATTTTATCTTTCGTTTCATCGTGGGTTTGCGGCATCTGTTCCAATGGTCGAGACTGCAATTCACGTCTATATTGCCATCCACTTTTAAAAGAATTATTCTTTGGAATAATTCCCGGGCACACTGTTTGTTTCGTTGCGGGATGATATACTTGATTAATTGATCCGTACTCCATATACATTGACTAAACATTTTACTCGGTGACAACTTACATTACAGATTTGCGCGTATAACATCAAGTAGTTCTGCGCGTCGCATTTTATATGCATATGACGCCAATTTTCTACTTGAAACCAATTCCTTTAATTCTGATACCGTCATTTTTTCATAATCGGTTGGTATGGAAACCTTTATTTTGGGTTCTGATTCTTGTGAAGGCTCTTCTTCTGGCTCATCGATAATTTCAACTACTTCTTCTGGCTCATCGATAATTTCAATTATATCCTGTTTCGGCGCCGGGGACATTACGGGCTCCTCTGTCACGGTTTCTTCGTTATCAGGCTCTTCATCAACTGTTTCATCATCATCAGTTTCATCTTCGTCGGTTTCATCTTCGTCGACAGACTCTTCAATAGACTCATCGTTTTCCATACTTTCTTCATGGTCTACATACGAATCAGGAAAAACTATTTCCATTGCTTGGTTATTTTCTTGAGATTCTTCTTGAGATTCTTCTTGAGATTCTTCTTCTGATTCTTCTTCTGATTCTTCTTGTTCGGGCACCTGTAACTCAAATTGCTGCGGTTGTTGTCTATATTCATGAGGTGTTATTGCAGATCCGCCATGATGGTTTAAATCCATTTCTTGGATATTAAGTTTAGTAACAATGTTATTTACAATCTCGAGGAGCGTTGATACTCGCTTTTCAAGAGAATTCATACGTTGTCGAAAATGATATAACATCATTGCAACGAGTACTACAGACGTAAGGACACTTCCAATAAAAAATGTATTCAAAAAATTCATAATTGATACCATTATGGTTAATGACGTGTTCCTCTTTTTATTTATTTTCCATCACAAATATATAATGGATATTCGAAGTATTCTTTTCAAGGATCCAAAAAATACGTTGATTGTATCTCTTGTTATTGCCATTGTGTTGATGATGCTCGGGTTTAATGTGTTCTTTTTTATTGGAAACTTTCTCCAAATTTTGGTGAATGCAGTTGGACCTATATTTTTCAATATTATCGGAACTCTTGGGTTCATAATTGGTACCATTGTTACCCAAGTGGCCGGTCTTATTGGGAATGTCGGAAGACTTACTGTAAATGTTGCTGAAAACACCACGGCGACCGTAGGTAATGCAATTCAATCTGTATCAACGAGCACAGTTACCGAAAATATGGAAAACGAAACAGAACCGGTTGATGCATCGAGTCCTATTGTGCGTTCCACAACCCAATACTGCCTCGTCGGAGAATTTAACGGGGGCCGTGGTTGTGCAAAAGTTAATGATGGGGCAATGTGTACCTCCGGGCAGCTATTTCCAAAACGTGAAACTTGTCTTAATGCAGCATTAACGCCCAATATTCCTCTTAAACGTCAACTATAAATAATCATTACGTGTTTAATAACGTCATGATTCAACTATGATTGGTATTTTATTGCTCGTTGTCCTCCCATGTAACCATTTGTATTGTTGTAAAAACTAAGACCAGATACATCAAAATTACCACATATATCCATTTGCACACTATTATATATAAATCTATACGTGCCGTTTTCTGATAGATCAGATACCACCACTGTGTCGCTCACTTGATAGGTAGGTGCGTTGTATAAACTGAATGTTCCATTGTATGTCTGTACGCCAACATCGTTGTTATTAATCCATTCTACCTTATCCGCGCACCAATCATTAAGGACTGTCATGGGGTAATCTGTTGGAATGTTTACCAAGTAATACGTGCCGTCTGTTACCTGGTATGTTAACCCTGGTGTATAACTGGCATCGTCGACATAATATATGTCGTTTTGAAGAGTTGTGTTTCTCAGTTCATAAATAGGAGAACCATTATAATTATATTTGCTTACAAATACCCGGTCTGTTAATGTGCGGACTGCAGGAGGTGTCGTTGTTGGCGTTGGTGCCGGCGTTGGTGTTGTATTCGTAAGTGCATCAGTTTTATATTGAAATACCGTTTTTAAATCTGAACCATCTTGTGCGGTGGATTGTATGGATACTGGGGTAGTTGCACTTAATGGGCTTGTAAGGAATGTTATATTTTGATTTTCAAATTTTCCTGTGGTGTGTGCAATCAAACCAAAATCTAATGAAGTAGAAGTACTCGTTATTGTGATAGGAGGAAAACCGGTATTAAATGATGGTTGAAGTGTAATATCATAAACATAGTCGGTTTGTGTATTGAATGAGATGTCTGGAATGTTTAAATTTCCAATGGGAAATTCCGCTTTGAATGCCAATCCATTGGACACATCAATATTAAAAGAAATATCACTTATTTCAGGTAAACTAACGGTGCCATTTTTAATAATGTGGTTATTGAACATCAAACTATAATCTATCGAAGTAAATACTGCATTAATATTTGTTAATTGAATGTCTGATGTCCCTATTCCATAGATGTAAAATGAAGTGGGGATAGATATATTACAAGTAGTATTAGGCGTTTTCGCTTTGATTGGATAAATAGTTATTGCATTTGTATAGACAGTGTATGACATGGAAGTATCATATTCCGATTGTGCATAGATATTGAAATCAATGAGTGGTTGATCCTGTCCATAAGTACGGTCCAATTTATAATTGTATAATGGTACACTTGGGTCAAGAAATAGATCTACATTACCAGGTACATCAGATGCACTGGCGGGAGTTGATACAATAGTCACAGGACACACATCAATTGGTTCGTTATAAGCAAAACGTTCAAATGCATCCTCTTTTTTGTTATAACTGACTGCATTTTTTCTTGGGGGTGCAGCATCAGTATTGATAATAGATGAAAACAACCCTTTTTTTGTTTTTGGGGTTGCTTTGCTGGATGTTTTATCGTATTTTAAAATTTCTGCTTTTCTTCGCATGTCCAATTGAAATGTGCTGAATGAATCATCTGGACAAACCAACTCAATACGATTGTGTGGTACATACAACCCCTGCTTTTTAGTTCTTTGTGCACATACATCTTCAATTGATAGTGTAGATGTCGTAAATAATGACATATAGTGTATATTGTAACACTATATATTACAAGTATTCTAATACCGAATTACTACTCTTGTGACGCATACCACGAGCGAGCTAAATAGTTATAATTAGTATTTGACTGAGTGGCAGCAACTGTAGCAGATTTGAGATTGGGGCCTCCGCGAACGATACGGTTGATCTCAAATACATCCAATGCACGGTTGTAATATCGTAGATTAGAGATGCGGCCCGGGAACCCACCCTTTTGATTAACATTCACATCATAATAATTTTGACTCGGAGGACTTTCCTGATTTAAACGGGCGGAGATAGTTCCATTCACATAAACATCCAGAATGTTTCCTTGCAGTCGAATAGCTAAATGGAACCAGTTTCTTAGCGGCACGTTTTTAACAGATAAATACTGCGTAGGACTTTTGGGGTCTGCCGTTTCCATAACAAATACTAAATTGTTTCTATTTCCGCCATCCAAATATAGACCCGGGCCGTTACCGCCATTCGAAACAGCTGTACGGTTTCTCATGTATTTATTTACACCCTTGTTAAATATATGGCGACGCGTGCCTCCTGGCTCGGTTGAGTCCAAAAACAACCAGGTCGACCAAGTAAACTCAATTCCACTCTTTTCGTTATTTGATCGAAGAATTGGCACAGAACCAGAATCGGCGGGATCCTGAGAAACAACATAAGGCTGATTACCTGCCATCATTCCATTGATGATATAAGGAGACTTTGATGGTGAGTTATACCATGCGATTAGTGCAATCCCCATGCGAAACAATATAACAAATGCAATCATAACTCCAATAATAAACGCGGTTTTGGCAAGTAACGATATTCCACTAAGTGCTTTCGTGGTAGCCGGAACAATACTACGAGCTGTTTCGGTTGTAGTGTCGTAAAAGCTTTTTGCGGCATTTACACCCATATCAACCGTTCCTCTTGCACGATTATAATACCCTTCAGTAGACATAATATAATATACAGATAGGTTTTGTTGTGCATGAATCAATGTTTATATAAATATTTACATTGATGCTAAATTAGAATAATGACACCTTAACTTGTTCCACGTTATCACGTAATAGCGATACATCCATACCATAGTTGGCAAACATAGGCTCTTGGCCACTTCCGCGCATGTATTCAGTATACACTTGTTCCGGGTTCAATGGATGAGGCCATTGTTTTATACGAGCAGCGGAACCATTGTAACTGCTTACAATAAGGCCGGTTGTCGAAGAGGGTGGGTTGGACACCACTCTTCCACGTCCGGTGTATATTCTAAATGAACGGGCGAGTTTTCCATCAATATACACGTCACATACGTCATTATCAACGCTAACAACCACATACGTCCATTTCTGGATCGGGAACTTATCGGTAATCACAGTATTATAACGTCCGCTGGACATCGGGAAGTTAACGCGAAGAGTGGTACTGTAGCGGTCAATTTCCACATAAAACCCCCCGCGAGTCAATAAACGCATAGGCGTAGTACTCCAGCTATTGAGATAAGTCCAGAAACCATAAGCATATCTTCGTGAAGATGGCTCTGAAAGGTCAGAGCCCGCAATGGTATGTGAACTATCGTTCATCTTTCTAAACTTGAGTAGGTTAGTACCCTTGTCGCTAAAGTATGAATAAATTACATATGCCAGTATGGCAATTACAATACCCAAACTAATTAGGAGATAGTTCATTATACATTACAATTACACTTTTTTGTAATGTATGAGTTACATAAACGGTTTTGACAGTATGCTGTTGAAGTTATACTCACGAGCAATTGCAGAACGAGATAAAGGTGCGTTAAAATATTTGATTCCTCCCACGGCTCCATTCATTGACTTATCTCCCACATAAATTACATCTTTTGGAGAATATTTGTATGGCGTATTTTTCTCTGTAGCCCAATCGCGTGTATCTTTGAGTTTGCCGTTGATAAATATATCTACGGTGTTGTATGACTTGCTTATCACAAAATGATTCCATTTTTGAAGACTAATATTCGTTTTTCCAGTCTCCGCAACTCCATCCTTAAAGATAAGTATGCCATTATGATAGGTGATTTCTACCTCGCCGTACTTGATAATTGACCCGCCTCCTTTGGGCGTTGTTGATGAATTTATATAAACCCAGCCAGCAATTGCATATTCGTCTGGATTGTTATCATATTCTCGAATTTCATCGTACGATTTAATGGCAGTTCTCTTATTGATAAATATTGGTTCCATTTGTATAGGGGTTGATCCATACGTAGTTAATTTGCGGACAATTTGCGGAAGATACAGCAACCCACCCAATGCAATGGCCTCAAGAACATATAATGTGAACATATTAGGGGTTGTTCCCATAATCTCAAGTGCAACAGAATCAATCATGTCTACAACCATGCACGGAATGAACATTATGATATAAGCAATAATGCCTACAACGCCCTTCAGTGAACGCATGTAATTCCCAAATAAAGCTCCAAACAAATATACGCCCACCACAATGGCAAATGCGGTCGTTATAAATGTAATTAACTTAATCCAAGTATGTCGCTCATAGTCAACTTTTGTGCCATTATACAAGTATAAGAATACCCAAGCGACTAAAAGAATACCCGCTAAAATTAGATCACTTGTTTCAAGCAAGGGCATGTTCTTTCTAAATAACATGTATTGTGCTGTGTAAACCGCAAAGAGTCCTAACGCAATAGTTATAATGGTGGTTCCGTACATTTCTACAAAGTTAATATTACCCACACTCATTAAAAGAATCACTACAATTGTAATGACAGCAATAAATTTGATTAAATATGATACGCCATGTTCTCTCGAAAATAATACTTTTGATAATTGTCGTAATAACGGTTCCATATAGTATTAAGTATACTATATGGTAAGATTTTGCCGATTACATATTTTCCATGGCAGTTTTTTTACCATGACATTCCCTGCATAGCGCTACCAGATTATCTACGTGATTGGATCCGCCTTGATCCAAACGAACCTTATGATCAACTTCAAACCATGCATTCAATGGTTTGGTGCAATCGCCGCAAGCCCACCCTTGATTCGATGCGACATACTTCTTCTTAGTTTCGCTAACTGATCTTTTTGTGCCCGTTTTACCTGATTTCATAATCCGTTCGGTTTGAATAACTTCATTCCGGGCATCATCTCCTCCCTGCATCTGTGCTACACCAAAATCCAAAAATGGCGACACTGATTTTTTTGCAACTGGCATTGTCTTTAAGCACTCGTTTGTTGTCTTCACAAGCTCACGGGCCCTCGACGGATCACGCTTTATCACCCAATATAACATATATGCACCCAGTACTACCCCTGCCATCTGATAGTACTTCTTTGCAGCAATTACCATTTTGTAGTACTTACCATCAGTATAAATATTCCCAACAATGACTGACGTTATGATAATAAATATGAATTCAATGCTCATTTAAACTATACTTACATTTTTTACAATGCTATGTAAATTGCAACGAGTATTATCAAAACCATTATCATATATATTGAATGCGAATTTTCTATGACATATGGCTTAGGCTCATAATGTTCCATATATAGTTCCTTTGCATACTCTCTTGATATACCTCCTTTACCAAGCGCCTTGTTTACTTCATTGTGAATAAAATGTACCCAATGACGAAAATCCGACCCTTTATCTAAATATGGTGTTACCGGATATTTATCGAGCAATTTCATGAATAATGCCTTTGCCTCTGGATGAGGTAAAAACACCGGCATATTCATAATAAGGTCATAATGCTTTCTCTTCATAGAGCGATTTGGTTGACATGGATAATTCTTGGCCACCGTATGTAAGAAAAACCAATAATGCGGACCCCATACTTTTTGATCAAGTGTCATATATGTTATTCGTGTATAATTGTGGAACCTTCACGAACGACATAAAGAAAGGCAACCAATAAATATAGTTATGAATGACAACTATTGTAATAATTGCGGAAAACAAGGACACCTATACCATCAATGTAAATTACCTATTACAAGTAGTGGTGTAATTGCCTTTAGAAATACGGATCGTGGTATCGAATATCTGATGATTTGTCGTAAAGATACTCTTGGTTATATAGATTTTTTAAGAGGGAAATATAGTTTGTATGACCCTATTTACATCACAAATATGGTAGACCAAATGACAGTTTACGAGAAACAACGCATCATCGGCAATGATTTTGATACATTATGGCATGAATTATGGGGTGAAAGTGATATTATTAAATACAAAAATGAAGAAAATGCATCACGCGATAAATTTAATCGATTAAAAGAAGGATATACGTTATTGGGACGCACTGTAACAATGGATAATATTATTCAAAGTTCAACAAGCTGTTGGAGCGAACCAGAGTGGGGATTTCCCAAAGGGCGACGCAATTACCAAGAAAAAGACTATAATTGTGCTGTCCGTGAATTTGAGGAGGAGACGGGATATTCTTCGCAAAAACTCGAGAATATAAATAACATTGGGTCGTTCGAAGAAATTTTTACGGGTTCTAACTATAAATCCTATAAGCACAAGTATTATCTTGCACACATGCGGTACCAAGACACGCTTCAACCAGGACGGTTTCATGATAATGAGGTAAGTCAAATTAGATGGTTGACTATTGATGAGTGTTGCAGCAAAATTAGAAACTACAACATAGAAAAAATACTTGTAATCAACAACATAAATCGTATTCTCTCAACGTATATGCTGTATAAAATTTAATATCAACGTCCGTTTAGGCATAAAAGAATATCATGGTATTGTATACTCAATGAAACCATGTCCGTCCGGTAAAGAACTTAACCCAAAGACAAATCGTTGTGTAAAGGTATGTGATGTCGGGTTTGTTCGTGATGATAATTTTAAATGTGTCAAAGATAGTAAGACTGAACCTGCGTCTCTATTTGACACAATTAAAGACGCACCTGGAAAAATAATAGGGCTTTTTACGCCAGAGCCAAAACAAGACATAACCATTGATGAACGGGTAATATATAATCATGAAGGGATGCTTACTTATGCAGATTATGAGGGGTATAAAAATAGTTATTTACGCGACATCTATTCGGTATTAACTAATAAACCCACTGGTAGAAAATTCATTTATGGTCTCAGTAATAGAAAATTGTTAATAGAGGCGATCCTTAAAAAACAAAACGAAATTCGGACGATTGATATACCAGCCGAACCAACTGAAACGCCTATAGTTGAATCTGTACCAGGAATGGTAGAAGATACAGTGATTTCTAATGTAGAACGAGCGATTGATTTGCCTCTACAGAATATCGATGAAAACTATGTCAATAACATGGACAAGAGAATCCCTTCATTTATTATAGATAAGGAGGGAGATGATGCAAATTTCGAAGATAACCTTGGACCAGTACCACAAGATGTTGAATCGTCTGAGTATAATCAATATATGAACAAAAAAGAGCGATATGAAAGACAGACTAACGCCGCGTTTGAACCACTTTATCCTACATTGGACGACCCTAATTTCAGCGTTAAAATTGCGCAAAAACATGAGTTTGCCGAGACATTGAATCGCGATAAAGCGGGGAATATAGAAGAAGAAATAAAGAAGTATGAAAATGCTGAATTCGAATTGTCACCCAACCAGCTATTTGTAAAAAACTTTATGTCCGCAGAAACACCTTATAATGGCCTGCTTTTGTATCATGGTGTAGGAACCGGCAAAACATGTAGTGCAATCGGTGTCGCCGAGGATGTAAGGCTTTACAACAAACAAAATAATATTCGTCAGAGAATTATTATTGTTGCGTCGCCCAATGTTCAAAAAAGCTTTATGAGCCAACTGTTTAATGAGGCACGGTTAGAAAAAACAAATGGCTACTGGAATATTAGTGCATGTGTTAGTAAGCAACTGATACATGAAGTTAATCCGACACACACCAAAGATGTAGCAAGAGAAGTAATTGTCCGGCAAATCCAGAATCTTATCAAGAGCAGTTACCTATTTATGGGCTATGTGGAGTTTTCCCGATTTATGCAGAAGTCCATGACGATCACTGACGAGGTAGCAAACCAGTCGGAACGTAAACAACGAGAAATACAATCAATTCGCAAAACATTTGATAACCGTCTTGTTATTGTTGATGAGGCGCATAATATTCGTACAACCTCTGACAACAAGAAAAAGCAAATCGGCACATTGTTTTTACGTGTTGCAAGATACAGCAAAAATATGAAAATATTGTTGTTATCAGCAACACCAATGTATAATTCACAATCTGAAATTATATGGATTACAAACCTACTTAATGCAAACGATGGACGGAGCGTCATCAAAGAAGGGGATGTGTTCTCTAATGAGTCGTTTAAGGAACCCGATGATACCGAAAACGAATCAGGTGAAGAACTTATTCGTCGCAAACTTACTGGTTATGTATCATTCGTTCGTGGGGAGAACCCATATTCATTTCCATTCAGGGTATATCCCGACACATTCTCACCAGACAAGCTTATCAGTAACTATCCATCGCAACAATTTAATGGCATTGAAATTACAACCCCTCTTGAATATACGCAAGTATATACTCATAAGATGACCGGACACCAACGAAAAACGTATAATGATATTATCCAGGAAATCAAGGGGTCGGAGAAAGTGAACATGGAGAACATGCAAACATTTGGTTATACTCTGCTACTGAAACCAATTGAGGCGAATGTAATTACATATCCAACAAAAAAGCGTGTTGGTCGTGAGGGGTTTGCCGAGGTAATGAACTTCAAACAAGAAACTGTAAAACGCGAGGATTCCACCATCATGATGAAGCATCAATACTCATATAAACCGGAAATCCTCAAAGAGTATGGACGTATATTCGCTCACGACAAGATTGGTAATTACAGTGCCAAGATTGCCGAAATCTGCAAAATTGTAAAAAAGAGCACCGGTATCATTCTTATTTATAGTCAATTTATTGATAGCGGTATCGTACCCATGGCAATTGCTTTGGAAGAAATGGGTTTTGGTAGATATAGCAGTACATCCGGCGTAAAGCCTCTACTCAAGGTATCTGAAACTGCGGGAATTGATTCGATTGAAATGGTAGAAAAGGAATTAATGTTGAAACCGGACAACTACCGACAAGCAAAATATTGTGTTATTACCGGCGACCCTTACTTATCACATAATAATGCCGCTGATTTGGAGAGAATTGTCAGAAGTGATAATACCTACGGCGAACACGTCAAAGTAATACTCATATCGAAGGCGGCAGCGGAAGGTCTTGACTTTAAAAATATACGCCAAGTCCATGTAATCGACCCATGGTATAATATGAATCGCATTGAACAAATCATTGGTCGTGCTGTCCGTTTTAGAAGTCATATATCTCTTCCGGTAAATCAGCGAAATGTAGAAATATACTTACATGGTTGTCATGATGAGAAAAAGGAGACGGTCGATATGTATATGTATCGTCTTGCAGAGACAAAGGCCAAACAAATAGGCAATATCACACGTGTACTCAAAGAGGTGAGTGTTGACTGTCACCTTAACATTGGTCAATCAGAACTTACCGCTGAACGTTTGGCTGCCATCTCAGGAACTGAGATGCAGATTGAACTGTCTACCGGAGACGTTGTTCCATTTAAACCTGGCGACATGCCATTTACGCAGCTATGTGATTATAAAGACAACTGCAGCTATACATGCAATGGTGCGAATACATATGACCCGTCAATTCGGGATAGCAATACATATGGCGCCCATTTTGCTCGTATGCATTATGATGCGATTGCTCGACGGGTGCACAGTGCGTTTAAAGAAGCACATGTTTATACACAAACAGACCTCATTCAACACATAAATTTACAGAACCAATATCCAAGAGAGCAGATATTCTTCGTTCTTTCTCAAATGATTGATAACGGCGGGGAAATTATTATTGATAAAACCGGAAGACGCGGCACCTTAGTTAACCGTGAAAAATATTATGCATTCCAGCCCATTGAAATAAATGACGAACGAATAAGTGTGTTGGAACGATCTGCGCCCATTGAATACAAGCGAGACAAGATCATGTTTAAAAATGATATTACAGAGTCGATTGACGACGATACAAATATTGACGAAGTGGCACGCTACCGTGAAATTGTCGACCGTATAAATTCTATCATGGGTCATCTACAAGAAACTATGCCGGACATTGCAATTACTTCAAAGTCGGATTGGTATGAGTATGCATCTACCGAGCAAACCCAAAAATTAATTTTCGATAAACATAATATTCCGCGAAAATTCTATGAGAATGCCGTGATGCGTCATTATATAGACGAGCTTAATGCTGATGATAAAATCCTTATGCTAACACAGATACATAACAAATCAAAAAATAATGGCACATACACATTATTCGATACCGCGTTTGCAAAATATATGGATGAACATACAGTAATACATGATGATAGAAAGGCAGTTGTGATTATAGATTGCAAACGTTATCGTTTAATAATGATAGGTGATGATATTGTTCCGGCAACTCCAGTTGATTATGAAGATTTTAAGTTGCCTGTCGCAAACCATTTCTTAGTGCAAATTCGTGATCTCTTTCCAGAGATAGGCTTTATTGTAACTGCGCCAAGATTTGCATTCAAACTCAAGAGCATGGGCGATAAGTACAATAATCGAGGAGCAAGATGTTTTCAGGCTACCAAAGCGGATATTATCGCACGTTTACGCTGCATCATGAACGGGGAATACTGCAAAACCCCTTTTCAGGACGAGAATTCTATGGGGGATTATCATGACGAAGATACCAAAGATATTAGTAAACAGGGGCTTTGTGTAGTAACCGAAGTGCTATTTAGATATATGGATTCTATACGTTATCGCAATAAACGTTATTTTATGGACCCCGAACAAGCTTTGGTAAACCAAGCGGAAAAGATATAATAATGTGTGCGTATAATATATCAGTATGACTACGCATAAAAATAATAAACAAATAAAAAACAAACGCAAGACAGTAGCAAAACGCAGGAGGACGACAAAGCGCAAAACGATTACAAAACATAAGTCTGCAAATAAACATAAAACCAACAATAAAAGAAAGACCCGTAAACAAAGAGGAGGGGCGGGGGTAAAAGAGATTTTGGACGCAAACGCATCAGATTTTTTGCAACACAAACCGCCGTCAATAAAAAGAGATTGGGAAAATGATAATCATTTAGTGCAATTCCCTATAAACGATGACTATATAACCGACTGGACGCCGTTGGCTGGAGATGTTAAAGATGAATATGCAGATTGTGCTCAAAATTCTATGACGTTCCTTCGTATTATACCAAGTACTATTGGAAAAAAGATTTCCAAACATGTCAACACAAATAGGTGTGGTACGACACCAGCGGAAACCATTTCCATATATGAAAAGGCTTATCCAAATGATAGGTTTGGTACAGTCTCGGTAGATGTATCTATCGTGGAACGCGCTTTAAAGGTTAAGCATGCAACCTTTCTAATGATATGGTTTCCCTTAAAACAGAAAGGTCATGCCGTTATTATGGCAAAGGACCTTACGGGCAAAACGATGATTATTGATGGGCAGAAATTGTTGGTTGAGCCGTATCGTGAATACTTAAATAAATACAATTTCATCTCTGAGGTAGATGTAGTTATAGTTACTACCCGTACTACCAGTAGTGAACTTAAACGTGATATAACCGAGGCACTATCAAACTCAAATTCGCCATCTAATGGAAAAAGCAACAGTATTGAACCAACCAAAAAACGAGCGCGTATTAGTAATAGTGCGATAATCGGTGTAGATTCTCCTGTACCAATGGAGGTAGATTCTCCTGTACCAATGGAGGTAGATTCTCCTGTACCAATGGAGGTAGATTCTGCATAATAAACGTGTTACTGTTGGTGTGCATTTTATACATAAGCCAATAATCTTACACGAACAATGCTCATGTGAATATGTATAATTCATATGAATAATATGAAGCAATAGTGTATATGAAAATCATCCTATACGACCGGCGGGGGCAACCGGAATTGGTATACGTCTTTACTGGACGTGAATCAGAAGTCCCTCAGGAAGAACTGTTTAGGAAGGAACAACTTGACGAATTTAAAGAATATAATACAAAAATTATCCAATGCCCTCATGAAATATATGGTGATGACAGTATTCATGCTGTGAAAACAAAGATAGTTAAAGAACTTTCAAAAACACAAGCTATCAACCTGAACGAATGCTTCTTATTTTATGCAGATGGAGTATCCACAACGCCAATTGATTTTTACAATCAAACCACCAATTTTAAAAAGGAAGTACTCCATGGGTATAAATTTGGTCAGGCACTTTTTAATGGGGGGTTTATGGAAGAACATACCCGCAATATACCCTACAAGCAGCAATATACCTTTGATGATATTGTTGCGTTGGACATACAACGATTGCACCTATTCAAACCCCTCGGGATCGAATTTACTGATTATTATGATTTTAGATACTCAGGAAACCCATTTCAGGTGTTACAAACACAACCCAATGCATTTGAAAACAGCGATCGTAATGCTCTAATCACGTTAGACAACAAATTATTGTTCAATTATACAACCGATGATACATTACATATGGTAACTGCAGATACATTATTAGAATACTGTGAGGATAACGGTCTCAATGAGGAATATTTTATGCGTATTTATTTCCCATCGCTTGCAATTCAAGGGATTACATCAAGGTCGTTATTACAAAGTCATAATCGGATCAATGAAGAGCATAACAACAAGTATCATGAAAACATTGAGCTGTTACACAAAATTCAGAGGAACGTAGTATCCGACATGGTATATGAAAAAATTGGCATTAAACACATCAAATTTGCGATGTACGGTAACCGGAATGTATCCCTTCCACTGGAGACATTATTTAAAGATGTTCATTGCGATCAAAGTATACCCGTGATAAAACTGAATCCAGGAAAATCGAAAGAAAACATTTACCGATTATTTACAAAAGACACTACTCGCCAGGGTACACGTATACCGTTTTTACCGAAAGCTTCCGTTATAGCAAATAGTAAACGCATAGACAAGCCACATACTATTACGTTTTTTATCCACGGGGACGATACCTTTTATGTATCAATTGATGAATCTGCCGATATATACGCCGAGTTTATTCCATCGCACCCAATGCCAGTTGATACAATAAACCAAACCATACGAACCATGTATGCAAATATTGAGACCCAATTAAATCGTTTGTTAATGCAGACCGGATTTTCTATTCCAAAGTTTCTTGCACTTGACCAAAAAAATATTGAGGTGTTCAATATCGAATACGGCCTTTCGGTACGTGCAGAGAAAGGCGTGGATCCGAAAAAATGTGCTGCTGTATTTGGTGGTATATTCGACATCCAAAATAGGGATCGTAATTCAATGGTATTGAACTATAAAAGGGTCGACAATTACAAGTCTATGGACTCCGTAAATCGAACCATTCACGATGGGTTTCGGGATGGTGTTTCCGACCGCGATATTATAGATCGTCTCATGCAAAACCATCAATTTACAGAGGAGGACAGCAAACAAAAGATATCTCAATTTCTTGACGGGTTTAATCGAATCCGAAACCGGTTTACGAATAAGGGACTCAATATTGTTGAAAATCCTGGGTTCCCTGCGCGAATTGAACATATTCCGTTTGAAAACCAGATCATATTCACTATAAATAATATTATTTCAATTCATTACATCCGTTATATACAGACATATATTGATAGTATTCTTAGAATTACAGTGTTTCCCGATACAATTGACATAGATTTATCAAAATGCAATGAAAAAAGAGCAATTGAAGCCGACGTAGCAGAAATGGTGATTCGTCCAATTGAAAAACCTGCGGCTGCAGTGCCTGATGAATTTGCGCCTGAATCAGATGAAGAGCAAGATGCAGACGATTTTATGTTTTTCAGTGATGATGACGATGATGATTTCGATGGGGGCGCTGTATCTGGGGGCGCTGTATCTGACGACCAAGATAGTACCCCGATTGATGGATCACACATTGATGGCCTCTCACTCATCCGCCCCAACCTCTTTGGAGAACGCTTAAAGAAGTATGATCCCAAACTCTTTTTAACGCGAAGGCAAGGAAAGTTTAAAACATATTCTCGTCTTTCCCAATTCAGTGAGGCCCGACAGCCGGTGATTCTCACACAGGAAGAAAAAGCAAACATTGACAAAAACCATCCTGGTTCATACACACATTCTATTGAGTATGGCTCAGGGGATAAAAAATATCATTATATTTGCCCACGATATTGGTGTCTTCTTACAAACAGTAGTATGACCAAAGAAGAGGTTGAATCAGGAAAATGTGGTAAAGTGATCCCCCCAGATGCAGAATCGGTACCAAAGGGACATTATGTATATGAGTTTATACACAAGAAACATGTAGACGCACAGGGCAACTATATCCATTTTTCTCCCGGGTTTATTGATGGGAAAACCCACCCTGATGGACTTCCTATACCTTGTTGTTTTAAGAGTTGGGACCCGGATGCACAAGAATTGGCACGTAAACAGATCACGGATGGTACACAAGACATCAAAAGTAAACCGGCTGCATCTGCGCTACAATATATTATTGGGTTTGACAGTTTCCCCATTGAAGATAAACGATATGGGTTTTTACCTCCCGCAGTAGAAAATCTACTTCATGCAAAGTACACGAATGTAGTGCAGCCAAACAACCCATCGGCCCTTAAGCAAAATGTAAAGGCGATATTGCGTATTGGTACAGAACAACATAGTCAACGATCAATTATTGGCTGCCTTGCGGATATTCATGCATACATCATGAAAACGCCGGGGAAAATGTCAATTATAGAATTCTCAAAATTTATACGCGATCGCATCGATCTGGACACATTTATTAGTCTCAACAATGGGAGTCTTGCATTACAGTATAATAATAAGGATTGGAAAGGAGACATGTCCCAATACGAAGATACCCAATTTGTAAAAGTAAACGGTTCCAATAAAGGGACGCGTGACATTATTGGAGGATACGAACTCTTTAAACGTCATCTTGTCGATCCGGCATCTACTATAGACCATGTGATCATGTGGGATATTATTGCAAGTACAGATAAACTTTTTGGGATGGAGATAAACCCGGTAATATTAGAACTGTCGAATGATGATATTACCAATAATGTAGGGGTCATTTGTCCTACCACTTCTTATTCGTCTGGTTCATTTAATCCGAATAAGCCGTCCATGTTATTGCTCAAACAAGACCAGTATTACGAACTAATTGGCGTGATTGTTACAGATGAAGTTAATAAAAGAAAACGATATCACAACATGAAGTTATTCTATATGGATGAGACCATTCTTCCAGAATTACGCGACATATTGAACGTTATAACAAAAACGGCTTCTTCAATGTGCAAACCATTACCAAGCAAACCTGATGTATATACATTTCAACCAAACATTGACGCATATAACGTTGTTCATAAACTGCGACTCTCTGGATACATACCAGATTCTCAGGTAATCAATCATTATGGGCGAGTTATTGCAATTATTGCGCGCCGTGACGAGGATGAAACAAAGGGAATATACATACCCACTCGTCTGTCATCAACTGTTGAATTACCCATGGTAACAATCGACAATGACCTATGGCACGATTACGAGTATACCGTGAAAAAACTACGAGAAGTACACAATGATACAGGCCTGTTATGCGATCCTATTGTAAAAATTGCTGAAGATAATCTTGTTGTGGGCGTACTTACACAGACAAACCAATTTATTCAGGTTACGCCAATTGAAATCACTGACGATGATCTTCCTGTCATTGTATCAGCAAACCATTTGTTTGTTGATCAGGCATTTGAAACAGATAATCACGACCCCGAACGAATAAAAATCAAGAATGCGATTTCACTTGAGACCCGTTTTTATAATGCATATCGCAATATTGTCCGTATGTTTTTGCGTCATGCTGAAAATAGAGAGCATTTGGATACCATTCAAAAATACGTTTCTGACGATAGATACTTGTACAAGCACAAAATTATAAAAGTATCCGGTATTATATCAAATATCGTGGATAATCATGTTCAATTCGCAGAATACAACGCCAATGCGATTAACGATATTGATGAAATATACTCATGTTTTGAGAACCCAGAGAGCAAAGGGTATTGTGTGTTCCAAAACAATATCCACAAGCTCATGATTCCAGAAAAGCACCTGTTAAGTGGAAACAACAATAAGGAGACTTATGCTCTTCGTATTGCCGATGAGCTCGTTCGCAATCAGGATTTTTCACAATTTATATTAAACGACGATGACGTTATTCGACTGCCGGAAAATAAATACCGGATCGAGGACAATGAATTCATACTGTTACAGTCAAATATACAAAGCCAATATATGGAAAATCTCGAACCTTTCTCAAATACAAACTATATTACATTGAACACGCATGACAGAGCACAACCCGAGTTAACACAATACTATAGTAATACTGTTACAAAGTTGGATATTGAAAACGACGACGAGGACATATGCGTTGAAAAAATACATCCGCGTGTGCGCAATAAATGGCGTCCTTTATTCCCAGAAAATACAAAAGAAATTGAGTTTCAAAACAGTACTCCGTGCAGTTATTCCGCGGCACAATATATCATTCAAAAAGGTACGAACATTAACATGTCTATCAATGACATCAAAAAGTTACTTGTGAAACAATACGCCGATGTAATGAAAGAAAAAATGAAAACATTGATACAAGTATGGGAAAAGCAAGGAAAAAGTTTGCAAGCACAGGCATTGAATGACGGGTCAACAATAGAACAAGTTATTGAATCGGATAACTATTTTTTTAGTGATATTGATGCCGTTATGTTATTCAGTAATCTTAAAATTGGAGTGGTACTATACGCAAATACAAAATTAAAAACCCTGCCCGTAAAATCACGACATGTTCTTATTGGTAACAGGCCAATGAAAGAAAAACACTATTTTATGTACACTGAAAATAAAAATGAGATGTCTGCATATACACTTTTACGAAACCCTTTGTTACCCACAGATATCGACGAAAATGAAGTGCGTATTTCACCCGAATCTCTATAATCGAGACATTTCTATAAATATATCGATTACACCTTCATACACCCCATTTGATTCTCCCTCTTTGAGAAATACGATTCAAGGTCATTTGATATTTGCATGTTCATCTCAGTTAATGAATTTCTGCATTTTAATATTTCCGTTTCTGTTTTTGCCAATTGCACCGATACTTGTTGGCGTTTTGGATCAGTTTCATCAAGGGCAACAAGGTCATTAATCAAATCACGTGCATCTTTTATCGCGAACTGTTCCTTTATCATAAAGCCTTTTATTTCGGCAAAGACATTAATGGATGTGAGATATGGAAATGATTTACGAATATGCTCAGGAATTACAAACTGGTTCGTTTCTTTTATGTCACGAATAGTTGTTTCTGTTTCATCAATGATTTTTTCAAGTCTCGCATGTTCCTGAACAACAAATAACATTTTGCCCGAACTAAATTCAAGAAATGTTTGTAATTTGTCAAATCTATATGCAGAACCGCGATGAGATTCTGCTCGTGCATCAAGTTTAAGATAATTTACCACCGCTAATAGGAATGCAGTTATGCCATTAACACCACTTACAATAATATCTCCATATTGATAAGATTGGATTGATAGTGCAAGAATTCCAGAACAAATCGTCAGGAAAATAGAAGGTAACATAAGAACAGTAAGACGCTGTTCGCAATATGTTTTTGCTTCGGTGTATAATATTTTTTGTCCCCGTGAATATAGTGCAAGAACGTCACATATCATAGAATTATTTGTTGCATCGTCAATAAACATATTGTAATAGTGTTCTTCAACGGTTTTAAAATTGTATTTTCTTCCGGGTATTGGAATAAAGGTGTTTTCACGACGTTCATCTTCTGAAGTCTGTACTCCATTTTGAGACTGTGGCGCATTTGTTGGGACTGGTGTGGTATCATTTTCATCCGCTTCTCCCATTAATAATTATACAGTTCCATCGTTTATCTTAATTTACATATCAATTAATCAATGTGATATGTTGGAGGCATCATAAATATACTGTCTGTGTGTGTACATACCCCAATAAATAACATAACGCACATAATCCACATAACCGGAATAATATGGCGGCATTGTATTTGGTCATAATGAAAGTCATCTTCTTCTTCACACTCTATAATGTCAGCTTCAAGATCACATTCTTTATCAAACTCTTGTTGCAAATTCACTTTAATACTGTTCATAACAGGAACATCTTGTTGAAACGATCTTTTTTCTGGTGTACGTGGCGGTCGTTGTATTATATCAAACATATATAATACATGCGAATTGTTCATTTAACTACTTTGAATTGTGTATTTTATCTATTTTCAATATATAATGGAAGGGAAAGACGCAAAAAGAGATTTGAAGCTTACTAATCTGGAGACCGAAGATGTGTTTGAATCAGAGTCAGACTCAGAAGCACCACCAAAAACGCCTCAACGTTTTATAAAGGTAGAAGCAAAATACAAAGTACAAGACGATAGCATATGTGATAATGATGAACGTGCATGTAATCCAAGATCAAGAGACCGCGTATTTCATCGAGATACAAAACCAGTTTATATCGAACCCCTTAATGAAGGTAATACACGCAGTAGCAAATGTCCGTTCTCTGATGATGAGGACGATGGTGTATATATGGGTCGCATTCGTCCCATCGGTCATGATGGACGCCCTGTGAGACGATAAAAATATCTGATTATTGTATAAAAATGTCATCAAACAATGATAAACAAGTAGACATGAATGAATTGTCAAGTATTGTTGCACCTGAACAAATTGAAGTGAAACCAGCCCCAACGCCGGGATTTTTCGAAAGTATAGGAGTTGCTGTATCAAGCATTGTTAAATCAGGTGATTTGACAAAGGCGATGATCCGACCGATCAACATAAATGGTAAGCCTATGCGAAAATAAGTATGTACAACCACCATTTGTCATTATGCATTACACATATAATGACCAATAATATCATCAAACTTCATCCAGTCTATTTCTTGTTCTGTATCTTCAAACTCGTCTTCATCCACTTGTAGCCTGTCCAATAACATCTCCATTGCGTCGCGCGCAATCATATGTGATTCTTCCTCGTCAAATTGAGATTCCGCTTCGTCTACTTCCTGTAAGCGATCCCATTCATCTACCAAGAAATTATTCAGATTTTTGTACCAAGAGAGATTGGGATCAATGGTGACCACGTATTTCGGCCAAAACATCTTGTATATGATATCCTTTGCAACATCGTAACACATCTTGTCTGTAAACCCCATTGTATGATCTTATACATGTTAATATATTTATGTTATTGATTTGTACGATAAAATTGAATGGTTTGTATACAAAAACTTATTGTATACAAACCAAGAATACATACCAACAAACCAAGAATACATACCAACAAACCAAGAATACATACCAACAAACCAAGAATACATACCAACAAACCAAGAATACATACCAACAAACATTATGAATAACACGAACATCCAACGTATGTGGAAAGTCCTGCCAAAAAAGAGCAAACCCGCAAATGAACCAACTGTGCGCATACCCAAGAATCTGTGGAAACTGCCAAAATGCTACCGAATGGCTGTTGTGATGAAGCTGCCTGCTAAGAAGGAACCCATCAACCCGGGGTTGAGGAAGAAGAAAGGTTCAAAACGTAACCTGTCTATTGAGAGCCGCGAGCCAATATGCTATGAATCGAATATGATGTCAATCATGTCTTTCGCAAAAACATATAACGCATTTTACCAGTAATTTGATAATCAGCAATAAAATCAATAATGTCAACGCATTATTGATTTTTCATGCAAAATTGATCAAGATGTATGCAAAAAACTTATCACATATAAAAGAAATATACCAACGTACAAACATGAATACAACCAATATTCGAAACTTGTGGCGCGTAGCAACCACCAAGAAACCAACCAAGGATACGGACCCTCTTTCCGGAGGTATTGGACATCTTTGGAAACTTCCAACCGGCTACAAAGTAGCTGTGATCAAGAAGTCTGTCAATAATGCACCAGTAACCAAAAAAACCTCCGTTGAAAAAACCTGCTCCATATGTTATGAATCCATGACGTACGCCTCCGAAACCGCAATCGACAGCTGTGATCATACGTTCTGTGCACGATGCATCGTTCAATGGTCCGATAAATTTAACCTGACAGTTGAATCAGGCACATGCCCTATATGTCGCGCAAACTATACATGCATGCATCCCAAAAATAAGCCGTGTGGGACCTGTCAAGACTCTGATCATCCTACCAAACGATGTCCCCACAAGAAGCGCATGAAGGAACCCGGATTTCGCGAGCGCACCAGACTTGCAAACATTGATAGTAAGAATCGTGATATGATGATCGTTGGCATCGAGCTTACCAGAACGTATCGAGGACTCATACAAACAATCATGAATAAAGCCGTCAACCACGTATTGAAACATACAAACACCGATCCGGCTACGCCCGAGTTCGACGAAAAAATCAGCAGGCGCCTGGCAAAAACAACAGGAATCGAATTAGAAATTTATGATCGTTTGCTCGGATCAACGTGCAAATTCCTTAGGACTATCAATGGAAACATGAATTCTACTGTAAAGCGCATTAATTCATACCGTGGATCTCTGTGAAGCGTCCTTCTTATCAAAATGCGGATTGCTCCCGTATTTTTTTATATTATTATATGCCTCGTTGACTTCACGATAGATGTACGAATGACGTATATACAACTCAGTATATAATTCTGTACTCAGTAACCGACGTAGGGCAACTGGACCCATAAAGATCGTCGACATAGTTTCCACATATTGACGTTTTGGGTACAGTGTGATGCCAAGGAATAAAAGGTGCGTTAGTTCATTGATACGATTCTCCCAGAAATTTTGTTCTTGCTTGTGTAGTTTTTTATATAGCATATACAGTTTATATATTTCTTCTTGATATACAAGAGACGCATTGCGTGCCTGTTTCAATTTACATATTGATCCCATGCACGGGTGTTTCAAATGCATATATTCAACAAAGTATTGACCACAATACGGCTGATCGAGGAATTTATCATTCATGACCAAGAACTCCTGTAAAATATTATGCATTAAAACAATATGCGTATGTTTTTTGTATGTCACTTTATCGTTGTCACAATATTTCTCAGTGAATATAGTTTCATTTGTTTCATGAATATGACGTTGTATAATAGCAACTCGGTCAAGCATTGACAATTTCTCTATATCACCCATTATAACATACCTCGTATGTATTTGATCGGACAGAAACTTAATATGCTGAAATGGTTGTTTTGGCTCATCATGGAAAAAAACACTGAAATTATTCCAGATATAGTGTCTGCTATCAAACGGTCCTATTGTATCGTCTCTATACCCATCAAGCAGACCATTATGCCCCCAATAAATATAAAATGCAGTACGTACCTCTTCATTTTCAAAGCTGATCGACAAATATACCGGACACGGATATGTTTGATCGGCAAGTGATAACAGGGATTCATACACAGAATCAAATTGAAATTGATCAATTACATGATAAGGCACAATAGCGGTTACCATTGGATAACCATTCCTTATGAAGCTTTTCTTCGTATCTTTTCCCCAGTGAACACGCTTTTTTTGTTTTTTACAAAGTAAATTTTTAATCCATTTACACATCTATTAAAGTAGATGTGGAAAAATAAATACACCAACTTACATTCAGAAGTCCAGTTCGTAACCATCATCTTCCATGACACAATCCGCATCGGTGGACGTAAACGTATGTAAGTGATTCTTAAGGTGAACGGACTGTTCGCAATTATCGGCGTCATTTGTCAATGCATTTTCTACCTGTCTGCGCGAATCCTCATGCACATAACGTTCTGCCTCTTTTTCTTGCATTGCTTCCATATCAAGAACAACACCGTGCATCCCTGTCCCGAAATTACCAAGCTGTCCGAGCATAACTCCGGCCGAAACACCACGCGCATCGTCAAACTCACCATGTCGACTCGCTGCAAGCAACACCTCTGTATGTACTTCAAATGTTGACTTGGCAATCGGGCCAATATCGTCGTTCAAAATACCCGACCTGAAGATTGATACAAGGTTTTTGGTAAGCGCCATGCGATCGCATAATAGACTTAGATGGTGATAGTTGATACTCACACCACTGAACCCCATTACATCGACAAACTCGTCATGTATAAGCCGTCTCGCGGCCTCTATCCCAAGAACATCATGTACCTCTTTGATGTCATTGCTGACAGTTCGATAAGGGTCAATATAATCGAGACTAAGCGCATCCAATAGATTGGTACCCACAGTATCCATAACCCAAATGTCCTTTGCAGCCCAACCCGCTTCGGCAGGCACCATGTAATTCTGCATTTTGCGAACATTTACGTTCTTGATATTCGGGATGCCGCGCAGAACTACCGAATTTAACAACGTATCCTGAAAATTCCTCAGCAAATACAGGTCATCGGACATTGGTATAATATCGTCCTCGATCGCGGTTTGTTTTGTTTTCTTAAATAGCGCATTACTGACTCTCAGACGAAACACTAAATTGGATTCATTGTAATCTGTATATACACACTGAACCATTGAATCATATGCATTTGAGATTGCAAAATGGACATCATCCATGCTAATGTTGCGATCCAACATGCTGTCCGCGTCCATCTCCATACGAATCACCCATTTTGACTTATCAAATGGCTCCACTGCATCATCGCCGGCACAATCAGTCATAAGCGACTCGAAATCATTATATTGTGTGATTAGCGCTTTATCCGAATCAATTACCGAATCAGTGGGATCGAAACACACCTGCACTTGTTTCGTGATGTTGGCCAGTGACGTATGACCCAACATAGACGCGTAGTTTCGTGCCTTGTTCTGATCATGCTGCTCAAACTCATTAAGGAACACCGTGAGTGACGGTCCCTTGGGATTTTTCGTAAGACGCAATATCTCCTCAATTCTTGGCACACCGCGAGTAACATTGGACTTGGACGCTACACCCGCAAGATGGAAAGTATTCAGCGTCAATTGAGTAGTGGGCTCACCAATCGATTGCCCGGCAATCACCCCCACCATCTCACCCGGATGTACCAATGCCTCCTTGTAACGCAGTACCACATTCTCCAGAAGCATCACTAATCCCGCTCTATGGAACCTCTTCATAACCAGAAGTGAACGGGGCGTCAGGTAGAAGTAGTAAAGCGTCCTGAACAAGTCATTATCCTCCATGTAATGGAACGACCGAATGCGATCGTAATAATGCTCAATCAACTGGAACGCTTCCAAAGGCGTGATGTCAACCATGCTGGTAGCAGAGAGGTTCAGTTGGCCCGCCACATTGTTAATGAGATGATGGAACGATACCGGCACCTGTACACTGGACTCTCCTCTAAAATTGTGCACCGAGTTTACAATAATTCCACGCATATCAATCATCATTTCAATATACTTCTTGCACATCGCCTGCGCGTCCTTGATTTGCTTTCGCATACGTGTCTGCGAACCCTTGGTATATATCCCCGTAATTCCTTTACGATTCTCATGCACACCCACAATGTCGTAGTGCATGTAGATCTGCTCGGTGGTCATCTCCGTAAGAGGGAGGGTCTGGAACTCCACCTTGGTGGCATCAAACCCATCCTCGCCATACGCGAACTGCACAATTTTACCCTTGTTGTTGCGCACCGTCATGTCATATTCCACCTTGAGATCCTCCAGACCCTTGATCAATCTCCTCTGTATGTATCCTGTTTGCGACGTCTTGACAGCCGTATCAATAAGACCAATACGACCACCCATTGCATGGAAGAACAGCTCCGGTGCCGTGAGACCCGTGATATAGGAGTTTTCAATGAACCCGCGTGCCATAGGACTGTCGTCGTATCGGCTGAAATGGGGAAGTGTGCGGTCCTGAAACCCATAGGGTACTCGCTTGCCCTCTACGCTCGTCTGTCCCACACACGAAATCATCTGCGAAATGTTGACAAGAGACCCTTTAGCACCCGACTCCACAATCATCAAGAAGCGGTTCGACTTATCCAGTGACTCACGCCCAATCTTTCCAGCCTGCTCCGTAGCCTTGTTGAGAATGTTCGTGACCTGTGTCTCGAACTCAGCGATATTCGTATTCGCCGTGCTATTCTCAAAAGTTCCCATATGCACCTGGTTAATTAGCCCCTTCACCTGCTGCTTCTGATTGGTAATTGTTTCGACAATCCTTTCATTGGTCCGACGATTTGCCAACAAATCACTAATCCCCACGCTGTAAGAACTTGTTGTTATGTATTTTGTGATGATGTCCTGAAGATTATCGATAAACTTTGCCGCATTCATCGCCCCATAGTCATTGAAGATACGGTGAATAATCCCCTTCGATGAACTCCCCAGTACCGACTTTTCCATCTGTCCGCGAACATACTTGCCATTCACAATCTCCATGACATTGTTCGTGGTCTCGTAGTCCTCGCCGTCTCTGAACAGCTTAGTCTTGTACTTGAGGGTAATTGGCTGCATAATCTGCGTGATCATGTCGAAATTCTTAATGACACGATCATCTTCAAAGAATGCTCCCAAATCAACGTCCGCCACCGTTGCCATCATATTCATAGCATCCTTAGGCGAGAATTTCACATCCGGTCTCGTAAACCGGTAAGACCCAAGCATAGAATCTTGGAAAATCCCCACAATGGGAGAGCCGCTCGCCGGACTGACCATTTGATATGGAACATGCGCGAGCTGTTTTAGCTCGATCTCTGCAGCGGGGTTTTGCGGCATATGCATATTCATCTCATCGCCATCAAAATCAGCATTATATGGTTTGGTATCCGCCACATTCATCCTGAAAGTGTCGCCCTTTTTCATGACTTTTACGATGTGGCACATCATGGACATTCTGTGCAAACTGGGTTGACGGTTGAATAGGACGCCGTCGCCGTCCATCATATGTCGGTGGACGATGTCGCCATTTTCGAGGGAGATGGAATTGCGGTCGACGTATCGGAGGGAGATGTGGTCGCCGCCCTTGCGCTCGAGGATCTTGGCGCCGGGGTGCGTTTCGGGTCCGTTCTGGACGATTTTGGAGAGGAATGCGCGGTTTCGGTCGTTGACCACGACTGGCTTGGTGATGTTCATGGCCACCTTCAGGGGCACGCCGAGCTGCCGGATGGAGAGGGTGGGATCGCCCGTGATGACCGAGCGGGCGCTGAAGTCGACGCGCTTGCCCATGAGGTTGCCTCTGATGCGCCCGAACTTGGAGTTCAGGCGGTCGAACACGCTCTGGAGGACGCGGCCGCTGCGCTGCTGCATGGGAGCACTTCCCCTCAGCTTGTTGTTGCCGAGCATGGCGACGAAGTACTGGAGCACGTTCGTGAGCCCCTCTATGGCGCGCGGGTCCACGTCGTCTTTTAAGAGCTTTGCTTTGAGATCCAGATTGGTTCTGATGATGTTTGAGTAAATATGACTCATGTCATCTTCGCTTCTCGTCTGAGCATCATGCTTCACAGATGGTCTCACAGCGGGAGGGGCGACGGGAAGGGCGGTAAATATCATCCATTCTGGGCGGGAGAATACGGGGCTAAACCCCATGAAGTGGACATCGTCGTCAGAGATGCGTTTGAAGATTTTGATGAGCATTTCTGGTGTAACTTCAATGGTAGAGCTGGCGGCATCTTCGCCAGTTGGGTAGATGGCATTGATGGTGGCCATTCCCTCAACTTCGATTTTGGGAACTAAGCAGCCGCATCCCTCGCCGTGTTTTTCGCCACAGCTTTTGATTTTGGAGATGTTGGAAAGGACGTATTGCCAGCGCGCGGATGCGGGCATTTTGAGGGCGTGCATGTGGTCTTTTTTGGAGAGGAGAAGCTTGGAGCATCGCAGGCAGATGGATTTGAGGATTTTGAGAATGTCCTTGAGGTGCATTGCGTTGAGGACGGGGCGTGCGAGCTCGATGTGCCCGAAGTATCCTGGGCTGTCGATGTAAGTTTTGCCATCAGTGGGGCAAATGAGTCCGGGGTCAAGAACCCCCATGCGAGGGTCAAACAAACCTCCGACACGTGGGCGACTATTGGTTGCATAAGTATCTCTTGACACGACTTCGACGACGGAATTCCTTCGGATCTCTTCCGGAGAGAGCATTCCGAATTGAACGCCAATGATTCGTGACTTTTGTGGTTGCGGTGTCATCTCTTTGTTGCTATATTATTAGATATTTTGCTCTATATGGTTCAATTTTGAGTTCAATATGGTACTATAACTATTTAATGATATTTAGCGATGAAATGAATATAAAAATATCCAGACATATATTATAAGAATGACAAGTCGTCAAAAGAAAGAAATGTGCACATGCGGTAGTGGAAAGCCCGTTAATTATATTAAACCTGGTGATAAAATAGCATCGGCTTGCATAAAATGCAAACAAAAAGATTATATCAGTAAAACAAAGCGTGTATGTAAACACTGTGACTCAGGAAAGGTCCCTTCATTTGCATTTCCACCTAAGAAATCTGGCGAACGTTGCACCGAATGTAAATTAGAAGGAATGATTAATGTATCTGGACGTCGATGTAAGAACTGTGATTCAGGTCTCCAACCTTCTTATGGACTACCTGATGCAAAAACATCAACTCATTGCAGCAAATGTCGCACAACCGAGATGACAATGAATCGCGGTACATTCTGCAAGTGTGGATCCAAGAAACAAATGACATTTGGGTTGCCTGATGATGACAAGCCGTCGAAATGTATGGACTGTAAAGAAGACTATCATGTGGACATCCGCAATTCCAAGTGCAAATGTGGAAGCGGGTTGCGTATGCTATTTCGAAGGCCAGACGAAACCAAGCCTTATGCGTGTTCCAAATGCAAAAATGATGAAGATATCAATTATGGGTATAAATTCTGTAAGTGCGGAAGTGGACTACGTATGATTTTTCGAAGACCCAATGAAGCAACAACTTATGCATGTTCTTCATGTAAAAAAGAAGAAGACGTCAATTGCAGACATCCGCCATGTCATTGTGGATCTGGAAAACGTCAATCATTTAAAATACCCGGCACCAATCAAAGGTTTTGTCAAACATGTAAACCATACAATGTGATATACACAGACCATAAAGTATGTCCCGGGTCAATTAACTGTCCCGATGATATTTGTCCATATTACTGTCGCGGAAATCCAAAATACGATGACTATTGCACATTGTGCTTCCGGCAAAACTTCCCGGATGACCCACGCACGTTATCAATCAACACCAATCTCAAGGAGCTGCGCGTACAAAATACAATCAACGAGCATTTTGAAGGATTTGTCCATGATAGAGCCATGTATACGAGCCATTGCGATTGTACCATCAAGAGGCGCATTGATCACCGTAAGCTCATTGGGGGTACACTCTTGGCGATTGAGACTGACGAAAACCAACACAAGTCATATGATGACATGGACGAACAGACGAGGTACGACGACCTTTACATGGCCCACAGCGGTAAGTGGGTGTATATCCGCTTCAACCCTGATGGGTTTTACGCACCCGACGGAACACGACACAACCCAGCATTGGAAACGCGCTTCGATAGACTCATTGCGGAGATCAATAAGCAAGTCGAGCGCATCGAGAAGGAAGAAAATACGGAATTGGTAGAGCGCATCTATCTGTATTACGATGGGTGGGAGGAATCAGTATAAAGATGTGCATAAACTGAAACAAACTTCCTAATAAGCTACTTTATTTGCATATGTGTAAATAAAGAGCATTTCGACATCTTACTTCAAAAATACCGCATCTAATTCGGGTATACATCCCTGGTCAAACTTCGTAAAACAGTTGACATTTGTACAGACAACCGTCTTATGTTCGCCCCTGTAAAATAACAGGGAACTGTTTTTGATTCGCAACGTATACGACATATAGACACCGAATTCGTTTATCTTGCAAATAATGATATTCAAAAACATCCCGCTATACCCAGTGACGTAATATTCCAGTGTAATTGGCCCTTGTTCTTCAATCATGTTGCTCATGACTTGAAGAAGTCGGAACTTGATGTCTGTATACTGGTTCTTTTTGTCCTTCTTGGTCACACTGAGACATTTGGACGACAGAAAGTCGAGATCGGCAGGGATGAATGGAGCAGTAAGACCGTCAATATCCTTTTTATTTTTTAAATATATGTATTTGAGAAGATAGTGACATACGCAGTCCGACAGACGCCGTATGGGAGAGGTAAAATGACAATATTCGGGCATACCCACCAGGTCATGCGAGCTTACTTTGGACAAATAGTCGGCGGTAATGCCGTCAGTAATGATCCGTTGAATCATTTCCTCCCCTGTCATATCATTCGCTATTTCGCCGAGCCACTCTTTCGCCTGACACGTCCTGAATATTCCAAAGTTTAAAGTGTTTTTTAAGTACTCGCCCACAAAGGAGTTTGCAAATATCGCGAATTCAGCGATCATCTGTTTCATCATCTTTTCCTCGTCACTGTCTCGGTAAAGATAGGCATGGCCATTGTCATAACAAACATGCGCAGGTGAGAGTTCATTCAACTTAACGCCTTTGGTCTTCTTCCCGCGATGTATCTGAAGTTGCTCGCTTATTTGAAGCCCGATTTTCAACGCGTCCAGATCATGCACAGAGGCTTGTTTGTATGAAAATGCGTGCGCGCGCTTCACCAGAACTTTGCCAAATACCAGTTTGACTTCGCCCTGGGGCTTGTATGTGTCCTTATTGATTTCAGTGATTACTGATATTGTGTGCTTCATCTCATTCTCGCCCTGTAAGCTCACCATTTTCAATACTTGTTCAGGTATCATATGAATAGGCTTTCGATTGGACATATACTTGGTGGTTGTTCGCTGAACAATGGATACCCATAGATCGGAATGCAGTCGTATAAACTCGGTAGGATCGGCGATATGAATTGCCAAATATAGAAGATCTCGGTCGGTATATACACTGAACGCATCGTCCGCATCCTCGCACCCCTCGGGGTCAATGCTATACACGTCATACTCAGTAAAATCATAACGTTCGTCCAGTGGTATGGAATAGTCATGCGGTTCCGCTATATGTGCGGTTAGTTCCATATCCCGCGATTCATTGCGTCTTGGACCATATAGCGGTTCAATGTAAGTGGTGTAATTCGTTTCGAAAATATTGTTTGTCATATATGTGAGATGACAAAACATTTAAATGCATTCGTGGAAAATATTGTTTCGTACAATTGTTTAATATTTCACATAAATCTGTATAAAACGTCGGATACGTATGGTTATAACGATGATACCTATATACAAATTGGTAGACTGGATAGATAATTGTAGAGACGAATGGTCTAAGTGTGTCAATTGGGACTTGCCGCCCTATTTTGAATTAGACCCACTAAGAATCCATGTGATGAAATTGGCGGAAGGGTATAATATTATGCTTCCCAAAAATGACCTCAATCTTCTTGAAAACGCTACCCAATTCTACTGCGTAGACCAAAACGTTAAAACTGTCAAGGCAGAAGAGTTTGATATAATTACATGGTTCCTTTTAAACTACAACCCTCATGGGGTTTCAATGTTAGAAAAAAATCCGGAATACATTAATTGGAGCCCGTTATCTCAAAACCCTGCGGCGGTGCATCTTCTTGAGAAGAATATCGATAAGATCGATTGGCTAATGATTTCTTCTAACCGCAATGCGATCCGCATAATTGAGCAAAATCTTGATAAAATATGCTGGAAAGCATTGTCATGCAATCCGGGCGCATTGGACCTACTTAAGAATAATCGCAAGAACATTTATTGGCCACTTCTGTCGGAAAATCCAGCAGCATTTCAATTGGATAAAAAGGCGATGCTCTGTCAAATGCAACCAATTGCAAAAGAACTTACAGAAAGGGTATATCATCCCGAACGTGTGCAGCGGATCAAAAATCAATATAACTATGATATTTTGGAAGAAGAATACGTTACTTCCGACGCCACATCCATATAAATATTTCATTGCGGTATATATAGCTCAATGAACCCCATTTTTAAGATACCGGATTGGATGGCTGGTATGGAACGTACCGAAATTGTGATGGGGGCACTGTCTGCGAATCCAGGTGCAATACCCATTATCGAGAAAAACATGGATATAGTGGACTGGAAAGCGCTCTCAAGGAATCCCGCTGCGATCCACATACTCGAGAAAAACATGGACAAAGTTCATTGGCCCAGTCTCAGTGGAAACCCTGGAGCCCGCCGCCTGTTAGAACAGAACCTCGACAAGGTGAACTGGTACAAGCTGTCTGAAAATTCGGGCGCAATGCGCATTTTGGAGAAACACCCTGACAAGATAAAGTGGGCGTACCTGTCCAAGAACCCGGCAGCGGTGCCCATGCTCGAGAGGTACTACGAAAAGATATTCTGGCCCAATCTCTCTGGTAATCCCGCAGCTATTCATCTATTGGCTAAAAATATGGAGAAGGTGTCCTGGAGCGGCCTGTCGGCAAATCCGGGTGCAATGCGACTACTGCTTAAAAACATGCATATGATCGACTGGTTTAACTTTGCTCTGAACAACCCACTTGCGCCGCTATACATTGATCTCATACTGGAGTACGGTCACGGGTACTCTATGTTACACTTATTAGAAAACCCTCTAATGCTTGATCTTAATGGTACCGAAATGCATAAACAGATGAAGCCGATTGCAGAGGAAATCATTGCAAAGGCTCTGCACCCTAATCGCGTAAGACGTAATATGGAGCAATATAGGTATAATATACTGGTTGATGAATATATACATGACGATTGATATAAATATTTTATTGTACTATATATTAGTATGAATCAACCTATTTTTAAATTACCTGTATGGGCAGAAGACACATTTCATAATGATTTTCGAACAAGACGCTTGATGATGGAATTTTTATGCGAAAATCCTGCAGCCATATCCATACTTGAAAACAATTTGGATTGTGTACATTGGGACCTACTCTCTAAGAACCCCGCAGCAATACACATATTGGAGAAACATTTGGGGTATGTTAATTGGGATCGATTATCTGGAAACCCAGCAGCCATGCACCTTTTGATGAAAAGAATAGACTATGTTAATTGGTCGATATTAAGCGGTAATCCATCAGCCATCCGCATATTGGAATTAAACATGCACTTGATAAACTGGTACGTATTGTCTGAAAATCCTGCAGCCATTCGTATTATTGAGAAGAACCTTGACAAAGTGAAGTGGCAATGTTTATCAAAAAACCCATGCGCAATCCACCTTTTGGAGCAACATCCCGACAAGATCTATTGGCCAAACCTTTCCGGGAACCCCGCTGCCATGAAGCTACTGATGAAAAATCCTGATAAAATAGATTGGTCAGCTTTCTCTCAAAACCCCGCGGCAATAAATATGTTATTAAAGAATCGTGACCGTATAGACTGGACAAATTTTGTAATAAGTAACCCTATTGCGCCTCTATACTATTATATAATACCCAAAGACGGTATTCTATTACCCTATTTGTATTCCCTAAGAAGTCCATATGGTTTGACGCCTGATTATGCCGCAATGTCAGGAAAGGTACCTATATTTACGCAAGACCTAATGAAATGTGTATTTCATCCTAAGCGGTTACGCATGAATTTGGAACGGTATGACTATGACATATTAGAGGAGATATATACAAAAGATGATTGATATAGAAACTGCGTAATGCAGTGTCTATATATGGATTTTTCACAGACTACAAGTGTCCGGTTTAAACCTACCACCAAAGAAGAATTGAAGAAGGCAGTTGACTTGTGGTGTCTCGATAGAGAGGCTGGTATGAAAAATTACGGTAACATATCCACATGGGACACCTCTCTCATTACAAATATGGCACACCTGTTTGAAGATAAATCCGAGTTCAATGACCCTATTAATGATTGGAACGTGTCCAATGTAACAGATATGATGTATATGTTCACCCATGCTACGAAGTTTAATCAGCCACTTGATAAATGGAACACTTCAAAAGTGAATGATATGTCTTCTATGTTTGCAAGCGCACATGCATTCAACCAGCCTATAGGAATGTGGAATACGTCAAAAGTAACTTCATGTTCTGACATGTTTTTGTACGCATTGTCATTTAATCAAGACATCAATGATTGGTGCACGGGTTCGTTGATATGGCATGAATGCATGTTTGATGAGGCAAAAAGCTTCGACGTCAAGAAAAATGCCGAATGGTATGCGTGCATCATTCGGAACTGGAGATGATCAACTAATATAGAACCAATGCTTCATTTACGTCAATGGAATTCTTATCGACCAAAATCGAGAATGTTGTAACAGAGTCTACGATATTCAAACCGACGGGCTACTTGGAACTGAGATATGCGATTGATGAATGGGGAAGAGATAAAAATGCCGCGGAAAAAAAATATGGTCATATATCTGATTGGGATACGTCTCTAATCGACACTATGATTGGACTTTTCAGAAAAAGGAAGGGTTTTAATGAGGACATTCGACGATGGGATGTATCCAATGTAACTGATATGACGAATATGTTTGATGGCGCAAAGTCATTCAACCAACCCATTGGCGACTGGAACACAAGCAAGGTAAGAAAAACGAGAAACATGTTCCTGAATGCATGTTCATTCAACCAACCCATCAATAACTGGGACGTGTCCAATGTTGTAGACATGACCGATATGTTTTGGGGCGCAAAAGCTTTTAATCAACCGTTGGATAAGTGGAATACTTCACAGGTGATAAAATTCACGGGTATGTTCCGTAATGCGAAAATGTTCAATGGTGCCATTGAGACATGGAACGTGAATGCCGCGCAATATATGGATTCAATGTTTGAAGGTGCAGTAAGATTCAACCAGCCACTTAATGGATGGAACCCGAAATGTGTTCAAGATTTCGAAAGCATGTTTAACGGGGCATCACGGTTCAATCAGCCTCTGGATACGTGGAAATCTCCGCGCGCATACAAAATGGCGTATATGTTTAAAAATGCCGAAGCGTTTAACCAGTGTCTAAATGATTGGGACGTTAACAATGTGTTACATATGTCTTCTATGTTCGAAAATGCATCAGCGTTTGATATACAAAATGCCTTATGGTATGTACCTCAAATTCGTAAGATTGGCGGTTTCATACATCATGAAGAGCTGGAACGTATGAATAACCGTGATAGAACGGTGTAGAAAAAGGTTTATAGTCGGATAAACCATGGATTTCTTGCCAGGCGAAACTATAAATACCGTGACAGACTATGTAATTTACACCTTTGGACATTTAAGGAGCTAAAAATACAGTAAATATATGGCGCGAAGATAGAAACGCCATGCTTATGATATACAGTCATATTTCTATATGGCACGCCTATTTGAGGATAAAAACGAATTCAAAATACCGGTCACATGGGTAGATTAGTACTGGATTACTTTGATTACTAAGCGCAGTTCAGATAGGTTATATTGACGTCCTGCTCGGACCCGGACTCGATAGGTGCTTGCTTTATCGATACAAAGGGTCTGTGATGTATTTGCGTTTTCGACCAGTCTGTGTGCCGAAGGTCCAAATGCCATATGAAGAAGTTCTCCTTTTTGCACACTTCGAGTATCAATATCCACAGTTGCCAAACTATTTGCAGCAATAGGAGATTCCAATTGGTCGCTTCCTACCATTTCAAATATGATCCAATTGTCTTGTCCTGCACTCTCGGTTTTCATGTCTCCATGAAAATACAATTCCACATATGCTCCATTTAGACCGATTGTTGCATCCGAAAACGTGATACCCGCACTACCGCCTGTCCCGTCCATAAAACGCTGCTTCCCGTTATTGGTTGTCAAGTTGTTGTCATAATCCAAATAGGTTGTAAATGGTTCTGAATCAGTCATTTCTAAATCACTAAAAAAAAGAGTAGCGGTTTCTATTTGCGTTTCTCCAGCAGGTCCAGCAGGTCCAGCAGGTCCAGCAGGTCCAGCAGGTCCAGCAGGTCCGGCGCCTGGAACACAGCATGCGCGTGTTCGAATATAATGTTCGTATGATATTGACATAGTATTTATATAATATCGTTAGAAAACTTATGTCTAACGATAAAACTCAATCGCAAAATGTCTTTCTGTATGAATACTGATATATTCGACCAAATATTGGAAACTGGTTTGTTACCCTATCAATATGTTTGATAATCCATATGTATTTCGTATAACACCATCGTGAGATGTATATACAAAAACTCAAAAACTATATTATACTAAGTACATAAAAGAAGAAGTTTGTGTATTGGTAACCATATGAATAACCTTCCAGACGAACTTATAGATGCAGTAAAGGGGTTTGTTATTTTCAAACCATCCTGTTATAATATTTTACAGTCCGCTGTAGACTTATGGTGTCAAGATCGTGAAGAAGCGATTAACAAATATGGTCACATATCGTTATGGGACACATCCTTAATTACGGATATGCAACAATTATTCCTTGATCAAAGAAATTTTAATGATGATATATCAAATTGGAACGTGAGTTCGGTTACTGATATGAATAATATGTTCCGTGGCGCCGTTATATTCAACCAGCCCATAGGAAAATGGGATGTCAGTTCAGTTACCAACATGCATGACATGTTCCGGAGTGCAGAGGCTTTCAATCAGCCCCTGGACAACTGGAATGTCAGTTCAGTAACTGATATGAGTAGAATGTTCAGCTGTGCACTGTCGTTCAATCAGCCCATAGGTAACTGGGATGTCAGCTCAGTGATTTACATGCATGAGATGTTCAGAGAAACCAATGCGTTCAACCAACCTATAGGGGATTGGGATATGAAGTCCGTTATTGAGATACCCGGAATGTTCTATGGAGCAGAGGCTTTCAATCAACCCATAGGAAAATGGGATGTCAGTTCTGTCACTGATATGAGCGACATGTTCAGCAACGCACCTGTTTTTAATCAGCCTATAGGGGATTGGAATGTCAGCTCAGTGAATTGCATGTCTTCGATGTTTAATGGTGCCAATAAATTTAACCAGCCTCTGGAACACTGGGATGTGAGCAAGGTCCTCGATATGGATTACATGTTCCGACATGCATCTGCATTCAATCATCCCATAGGATGTTGGAATGTGAGTTCAGTTACTTGTATGGAGGGTATGTTTAGTTTTGCATCTGTATTCAATCAACCCATAGGAGAATGGAATGTGAGTTCAGTGATCGACATGAACAGTATGTTCAAGCATACCCAATCATTCAACCAACCTCTGGAAAATTGGGATGTTAGTTCGGTTACTGACATGTGTTCAATGTTCAACGGCGCCATTGTCTTCAACCAACCTCTGGACAACTGGAATGTCAGCTCTGTAAAAGTTATGAAATACATGTTCAGTCAAGCCATTTCATTTAACCAGCCCATAGGAAATTGGGATGTTAGTTCGGTTACTGACATGCGTTCAATGTTCGACGGCGCCATTGTCTTCAACCAACCTCTGGACAACTGGAATGTCAGCTCTGTCACTAACATAAGTAGCCTGTTCAAGAATACCAAGACCTTCAACCAGCCCCTTAATAGCTGGATTGTAAACTCTGTCACTAACATGCATAGCGTGTTCAGATATGCTTTGGCCTTCAACCAGCCACTGAACAACTGGGACGTGAGCTCAGTGATTATCATGAGGTACATGTTCAACAATGCCGTAAGATTCAACCAACCACTGGACAACTGGAATGTCAGCTCCGTGATTGGTATGAGCGGCATGTTCAATGGTGCTCGGGCATTCAACCAACCACTGGACAACTGGAATGTCAGCTCTGTAATGGACATGGATGCTATGTTCTGGAGCGCCCGGGCATTCAACCAACCGCTGGACAAGTGGAATGTAAGTTCCGTAACTAACATGAGAACCATGTTCGGAGATACCCATGCATTCAACCAGCCCCTTAATAACTGGAATGTGGGCTCCGTGACTAACATGAACGGTATGTTCGGCAGTGCCAGGGTATTTAACCAGCCCCTTAACAACTGGGACGTAAGCTCAGTAACAGATATGAAATACATGTTCTGGGATGCTGATATGTTCAACCAGTGTTTGAAGAATTGGAATATGCAACAGGTGAAATATAATTTATTCTACGTAATATTCAACGATTTTAATCTTCAAAAACGATGTATGCCTCAATTGGGCTAATATTATTGAAAAATGTATAAACACAATATGATGGTTATATCAAGCCAAAATGAATAACCTTCCAGACGAACTTATAAAGGTAGTAAAAGATTTTGTTATTTTCAAACCAACCATCAAACATGAATTGAAACAAGCCGTGGATTTATGGTGCGATGACAAAGATGCCGCAAAGGCAAAATATGGAGATATTTCGATATGGGACACCTCCTTGATTATAGATATGGAAAGACTGTTCGAAAACAAACACTCATTTAACGACAATATCAACAGATGGGACGTATCAAATGTATTGTCTATGGACGGGATGTTTCGGGAGGCGCGCGCATTTAATCAACCATTGGATAAATGGAATGTATCGAAGGTGACAAATATGTGGGGGATGTTTCGGGAGGCGCGCGCATTCAATCAGCCATTAAATAGTTGGAATACCTCAAATGTTAAAAAGATGGCACTCATGTTCCATGACACACAGCATTTCAATCAGCCATTGGATAAATGGAATACTTCCAATGTAGAAAATATGACCGGAATGTTTTGTTTGGCCGAAAAATTCAACCAACCGATTGGAATGTGGAATACGTCAAATGTCTCTGACATGAGCTTCATGTTCAGGGAAGCATCTTCATTTAATCAACCCTTGAACGACTGGGATACTTCTCAGGTATGGTCCATGTGTTGTATGTTTCTTGAAGCGGTTTCATTCAATCAGCCATTAGACAAATGGGACATTGATAATGTCCTCGACTATAATTGTATGCTCGGGTTTGCCATATCCTTCAAACAGTCATTGGATGCATGGAACCTACCACGTAAAGATCTTGATGATATATTTCGAGATCCTTATCACTATAAACGGTATAATACATAACAAATATAAAGTTATTTGTTTGGTCATAACATGTCGAATGTATCAGCAAATGGTTTGAAAATGATACCAAATATTTTATCATCAAAGGGACCTGTAACCAATTATAGGTACCGAAATGCCCCAACAGAATATTTTGCCCCATTCAGTATAATACAGCATATGGTAGATACAATAAACGTACCCGGTAATGGTCCGCAAATTATCTTTATTCGCAATGGATCCACCCCATTAACGCGCGATTTGGATTTGTTTGCGTCCTATATACACATTCTGAAACACCCAGTTGTATTAATTACAAGTGACGGAGACCGTCCCGTACCTTCAAGCTACTCAACAGATACTGTAACGACCATCTTGGAATCCAATTATATCGTAAAATGGTATACGCAAAATTATGACCAAACAGTACAACATTATAAATTACGACATATACCCATTGGATTTGATTTTCATACACCAGATCTTTATGTAAACAAATCGTTATTGGATAAAGTTAAGTGTATGTACAATATCCGTAATGCAAACACTGTAAAGATACGCAATAAAATTTTCACTGATACGCACCATAGTATAACTCACCCGGAACGAAAAAAACTTCGGGATATTGTCTCAAACTGTCATTATTTTGTGTTAAGTACTGACAGAATGTCATTTGATGAGATAACGAAAGAATATAACAAATATCAGTTTGTATTATCTCCTCGCGGAAGTGGTCTGGATACACATCGAACATGGGAAATTATTTTCACAGGCAGTATTGTTATTACCAAAACATCTCCACTTGACAATATGTTTATCAAACATAACTTGCCTGTTGTTATTTTACAGGATTGGGAAGAATTAACGGATAATCTTGAGGACAAAATGAAACAGTGGTATGATGAACATATTGATAAAACCAGGTTTGATAATATAGATAAACGGCTGAGTTTTCAGTATTGGGTTAATACATAACCGTTATTAACTCATACTAAGACTTCTATATGTTACCATATAATTATGACAACATATTCAAAAACATGTCTTACAGAAACAATGTGCGGAGACTATACCCGATATTATTTACAAACATGTGATTACCAAATACTCGGCTATAAATACGAACCAAATCCTGATAGAACATGCGTTCGACAGATAGAAGGCAACTATTGTTCAGATTGTGTAATCCTTATGGACTGTTGTGCACGTACCAATATGGATTGTTGCCAACGTATTATAACCGCAATACCGTCAACAGTACCGTCCAATGTACCTACATCAATGCCCAGTTATTTCTGTAATAACAAAGCAATCGAGGTGTCAGATAATACATGCGGCACATTTCAAATATTGCGCTCGAAGATTATACACAGGACAGATGGGGGCAATATGTTATGTTGTTCTGAACATGCAGAATTTTGCTGTGAACATAGTTACATGCTATTTGTGTTTATTGGCGGAATGCTAATGCTAACAGCAATGGTATTTCATATTGTTATTTATTTGTTGCATGATCCAGAAAGGAACAAACAACGTGTAGTACCACTTAATAACATTCTCCCACAATAGACGACCCATTTTGACAATGAGGAAAATAGTATAAAAGCTTTTAGGAATATATTACAACTATTTTATGTCCCAACCCAAAATAAAAGGTGCCAGAAAACCTCGTACATGCAAAAATTGCGGGGCACATAGATCATCAAACTTTGGGTTTGCTGGCGAAAAACCTACTCATTGTACCGCTTGTCGAATGCCTGGTCAAATAAATGTATATAAGAAAACTTGCAGCTGTGGAAGTGGCATAGCATGTACATATAAAGAACCAAATGGTGGTACAAAACGTTACTGTACACGTTGTAAACCTGAATTTGCTGATCATTGGTCGAAAACCGGCCGTTTATGTGCATGCGGATCAGGTAAACGAATGGTTCATGGTACCCAAGAAGACGATATTCCGACTTCTTGCGATTCATGCAAAAAAGAAGAGCATACCAAGTGCTTTCGAAACATACGTACATGCAGATTATGCGATGCCGGTGTCCAGGCAAACTATGCTCTCAAAGGCACAACTACGCGCATTGCATGCAAATCATGTGCAATGAAGGATAACTTTGAAGATTATGTATTATCAAGCAGACCGCCATGTGTTTGTGGTTCTGGATTACATAGGAGTCATGCCATTGGGAAAAGTTGGGCACTTGTTGCATGTCGTGCATGCAAAACAGATGATCATTGGTCTCCATCTGCCGTTCGATCGGCAAAAAGACGAGCCGCATTAAAAGCAAAAAAAATAGAAGCCATGGCAAATATAGAATTAACAGATTGAAACAACAGTACTCGGTAAATACAAGAAAATTGATTGTATTTTAACATATATAGTATCTTTAAAAGAAGATATGTTCAAAAAAACTGATAAAGACGGCGTTAAACGCAGACGCATTCATGAGTCAAGTGATGAAAGTAGCATTGGGACCTCATCATCTGAAGAAAGTGAAGAAGAAAGTGAAGAAAGCGATGAGGAGAGTGAAGAAAGTGCTGAAGGAAGTAGTGATGAAAGTAACGACGAAGATGTTATAGAAATTCTGGAGGGTGATTCAGACTCTGATAGTGATTATGTACCAAAAAAACAACGTAATAAAGAAAAAGAATTGGAACGAGACGAACAATTAGACCATGCAAAGATCCAACAAGTAATTGCAGACATATTCAAATCAAAGTACATGGACAATAAAATAGCAGAAACAAAGAAAAAAGATAAAAAGGCATTGAAATCTCCACGTAGCACAAAAAAAGAATATACCAGAAGAAAACGTGGAGGAAGTCGTGTAAAGCTTAACGAACCTCAAAGTGACTCTGATGATGCACCACCAAGAAGAAAACGTGGAGGAAGTCGCGCAAAACTTGACGAAAAACAAAGTGAATCAGAAGAAGAAAACGAATTTGTTGATGAAGATGAGGAAAGTGACCAAGAAGAAGGAGGCATTAGCATTCTACTACTTGGTGGAGAGCCGGAACAAGAATCGTATGACGAAAGTGATGATAAGTATGATGTAGAGAGTGATGATGAAAAGGTATTCATGAAGGAAAAATATGAGCCAATTGAAGTACCGGAAGACGCAAAACCCAAAGCCCGCAAGCGACGTCCAAAGCCAACGGAAGAAGTTGACGACAAGGACAAAGAAGAGGATGTTGAGATTGAGTATGCCGAGCTGGTGGAGACAAAGAAGACGCTGTCCGAGCAGCTGAAGAAAAAACCCAAGAGCAAGGTCCTCAAGAAGGCCGTTCACGACTGTGATCGCCAGATCAAAAAGCTCGTGAAGAGCAGTCGTATCAAGAATGCAAAGAAGTATCACAAACTTACGCACGAGGACAAGAAGAATATGGACGAGACGTCCTATTTCAAGACCAAGCTGTCCAACAAGGAGCAAATGCGCGTGATTCGAGACCTGAAAGAGGTGAACTCCTGCATCGACATCGACAAGCCTTACCGACTGGCACTACTCGAGTCGAATATGCCCGCAAAGACCAAAGCAGTTGCCCTACAGAAGCTCAATATTCTGAATACGATGGAGCCAGGCGACCCCGAATACCATAAGCTGCGCCACTGGGTAGACGCGTTCATGCGCATTCCCTTCAACAACTACAATACATTCTCGGTGAGTATATCCGATGGCATTGATCGCTGTCATGACTTCATGCTCAATGCAAAACAAACATTGGATCGCTGTGTGTATGGTTTGAATGATGCAAAGCTCCAGATCATGCAACTCGTGGGTCAGTGGGTGGCGAACCCAAAATCCGTGGGCTCAGCGATTGCAATCAAGGGACCAATGGGAACGGGCAAGACTACGCTGGTCAAGGAGGGTATCTCCCAAATTCTGGGGCGCGAGTTTGCGTTCATTGCACTGGGCGGCAACAGCGACGCCAGCTTTCTGGAAGGTCATAGCTATACCTACGAGGGGTCCTCCTGGGGGAAAATCGTGCAGATCCTCATGGACGCCAAGTGCATGAACCCGGTCATCTACTTTGACGAGCTCGACAAAATCAGTGATACTGCGAAAGGTGAGGAAATTGTCAGCATGCTCATTCATCTTACGGACGTTGCACAGAATACCGAGTTCCGTGACAAGTTCTTCGCAGAGGCCGCGATTGACCTCAGCAAGGTGCTGTTCCTATTCTCGTACAACGACGAAACAAAGGTAAATCCCATCCTCCGAGACAGAATGTACAGCATTCAGACAAAGGGTTATGAGTCCAAAGAGAAGCTCATCATCGCTCGCGATCACTTGCTGCCTAAGATTCGCGAACAGGTGAACTTCAAAGAAGAGGATGTTATCATTCCGGATGAAACCATCATGCACATTGTCTCCAGTGAGGGTCTGACGCATAAAGAAGCAGGCGTGAGAAACCTAAAACGGTGTCTCGAGATTATCTACACGAAGCTCAACCTGTTCCGGTTGGTAAAGCGAGATGAAAACATATTCAAGAAGGACATTGACATTGACGTAGAGTTCCCATTCACAGTTACAAAGGACCATGTAGAAATCTTTATCAAAAACAATGATCGTTTGAACCCGAGTCTCTTTGGACTGTATGTTTAAACCATATGCAGTAATTGCATATGATTCTAATGTAATTTACAACTCAACTGGCATACCCGTTGCATTTCCACCACGGCTGGTGAGAAGGTGTTCCATTTTTTTCGTTAAGATAAGGTTTCCGCCCGTATTCGTAAGACCGGAAGTAGGGGGAGCATCGCGACTTCCATCTGCCTTTGAAAACATATCAAGTGGTTCATTGATGTTAAGATCAGCGCCGTGTTTCGTTTTATCGTCGTCATAATCGGGGGTATCAACCTGCGTTTCAGTCTCCTCCGGTTTCGCCTTTGCAAACAACATGTCCGCAAAAGGAATGTTTTCCCGACATTCCACGCATGTGGTTAGTAGTATAGCGATAACAAGCAATCCAATTACAATCCAGTTTCCCATTGTATAGACATTTATTAGAAAATATCGTTGTATACTTGCGGATTTACAGTGCGATACATCTCTTGGAAGGTTTCGTGATCTCGACCATATTTTACGTGGAGAACCCCATCTCTTACATTGTATCGAAACCACCATTTTATTAACAGTTTACGCCACCAGCTACTAAAATCTCGTGCACTCTGCATAAAATTTCCTGATCGTATAACATCCTGCTTCCACCAAATGGTAAATGCGATCAATAGTATAAAAAATATCAATGTAAGCATTTGTATATTATACGGTCCTAAAATAGCATAAAGGTGGTAACATAATTTATATAAATGAATAGGCAACAGCGCGCTCAACTTAACCGAATGATCGAAGAATCCGGGGCAGCCAACAATACGTCACTTATTCGCGAAAAACAGCACAGTTTTCAAATTGAGAACGATATTAAAACAATCAATAGGATCGTGAAAGAAAACCCAAGCGCATCTGATGATGAAATCCGCTTAATGTGTTCTTCAGAGGCATTGTTTTTATTTTCTAATTACACTCCAATTTTCAACAAGGCTATCGCACAAGAACTAAACATGGACATAATGTCAGAGTTATTAAAGACACTACGGGCCATTGAAACGGGTCAACTTGACCAACATGAGGCATCCGTTAGGGCTGGTCAGATTCTAAAGGAGTTGTATGTAGATAGTGCCCTACGCAGATCTGAAAAAATCAATAAAGACGACGACGATGAACCAGAACCACTCAATCAAGGTAAAGAGATGTCATGGAGTGACTTCAAAAAAAGGTCAAAAAGCACATAAATACGATAACCGTTTTATATTATATGGTTATCGTAATACCACACGCATTATTTAGCATTGCTGTAAGTAACCCTGATCTTCGCCATAAATATGAGGAAATGGCTAAGAAACATAATAGCTCAATTCTAACCCAAAAATATCCGGACGCAGGCATTGATCTATACGTACCAAAAGATTACACATTCAATGTGCCGAATAAAACTACAATGATTGACATGGAAATTATTGGGGTTATGCATACATACAACGTAGATACCGATGATTATAGCCCATCTGGGTATTATATGTTTCCACGGTCATCTATTAGCAAAACACCTCTTATGCTTGCAAATCATACAGGAATTATTGATTCTGGGTATCGCGGCAACCTATTAGGAGGGTTCCGTTGGCTTAAATATGACGACGACGAAAGTTATTGCGTAAAAGGGGGAACGCGTTTATTACAGGTATGTCACCCCGGTCTACTGCCCATTCTTATTGAAATTGTGAACCCATGCGATCTTGATACAACTGACCGGGGATCTGGTGGGTTTGGCTCAACCGGCATTTAAGCAATTTTCTACATGTAATGTAACCGACTATGAATGATGGCATTACCGTATATAGAGGAAGGCGGTTCGACAATTATAATAGAAGACAAATTCAAAAGGTTCTTGTTTTAGATCTCGACGATACGTTGGGATCTTTTTCGCATTTACATATTTTATGGACAGGTATACTCAAGTGTAATAAAGGGAATATTGATAAGGCACGCATATTCACGCGTTTGTTTTCACTATATCCCGAGTTTTTACGTGATAATATACGAGACGTTCTAAGAGAGATGAAGGCGCATAAACAAAAGGATACTAAAATTTTTCTTTATACAAATAACCAATGTCAAACGCCCGGATGGGTAGATAGCGTGGTGCAATACATAGAAGATATTTCTGAAACGCCCGAACTATTTGACCAATTCGTGAGAGCATTTAAAATTAAAAACTGTGTTGTCGAACCAAAGAGAACATCCATGAGTAAAAGTCTGGATGATCTAATTAATTGTACATCAATTACAAAGCCAGTAGAAATTTGCTTTATAGATGATCGATATTATCCTAACATGATACATGACAACGTATATTACATACATCCTGTTGCATATTATCATTCGTTATCCATTAAAAATATTATTGATAGATACGTCAAATCTTCACTTGGCAATGAGATGAGGGCACAAAGTACCGTAAGCAAGAATTATAAGGAGTTTATTACCGATTGGTTTGAATTCAATAATGCCGGGAGGTACGTGCAAAATTCATACACGCCCTCGTCAATGCGGGATGTCACAACAAAACTTATATTCCATATAAATAAGTTTTTTGCGAGTAAGACAGAAACACAAGAGCCTATCAAAATTACTACACCCAGAACGCCCAAGAAAAATACGCAAAAGAAAACCCCCCGCGTTAGTTCTACGAAGAAGTCTCGTTCCGCAAACATTCGTTCGCCATCAACACGAGCTGCTCCTGATCCGTCAACTTTTGAAAAGTAACGCAGTCATTAAAGCAATATTCGTAACATTTTCTCTGAGGTGTTCTACATACCACATTAACGCCCCTATCTGTGAATTTCAGTCGTGTCGCAAAACCGCCCCCGGCTTTGCGAGGCCCATTATTCGTATATTTAATATACGTTGTATACTTACCACGATCAACTTCATGTATCTCATCTACATACCGATAACCTATAAGACGCTGGATTATTTCTTCAGGATTATCTATTTCCGTTTCGTACACTGCATCACGTACATCCTGCATAATGTCATCCGTTGTCATATCTTTCAAATAACTGCATGTTGCACTTGCATCATTAAGCATATTCTCGAGATCATCAGCAGTGAGATCAGTCGCTTCGTCTTGCGCTTGTCTTATAATTTCATCGTTCATAATGTATGATATAAATCTTTGTCTTTGTATCGTATATGCAGATTGGCAAATATAAAATTATACGTCCTATTTCCGAAGGCACGTTTGGTACTGTGTTTTTGGGCCAACGCATCCGTGACAAAAGTCACGTTGCTATCAAAATTAACCACCATGAGACGTTCAACCTTATTAAGCATGAGTGTGATGTATTACAGTATGTTGGTCACCGCAGCGTATACTGCGTTCCCAAGGTACATTATTATGGTGTTCATGATGGCATGTTCGCAATGGTAATACCATACTATGACCATAGCCTATTTGATGCAATGAAAATGACTGACCGCAAAACACGTCTTACTTATCTTATGCAGGCACTGGATGCTCTTGACCATATACACAGTTGCTGTGTTCTTCACCGCGATATAAAACCTGACAACATACGCATTCGTAATGATAAACTGGTTATCATTGATTTCGGTCTTTCGTGTTTTTCTACAAATAATGATGGTATCCTACCCAACAAGCGACAAGAAAACGTTATTGGTTCGCCTATGTACATGTCGCAAATGGTACATAGGGGTAACCGACCAGCTATGCGAGACGATTTTCTATCAATGGCATTTGTATTTGCTGAGTTTACAATGGGTCAACTTCCATGGGAAATACATGGAGAGTTTGATCTCGATATAGATAGCAATGATAACGTGAGACTTGCAACCGAAAAGCATGAGTTTTGCGAAGAGGTAAGTGGATCTTCTGGAAGGATATCCATCATTATAGGATACATATCAAAGCTCAATTATGCGGAATATGTCAATACAATACGTTTAAAAGAATTTCTTAGGTAAATTGATATAGAAAATCAACCATTGATGATGCATATGACCGAGTTCAAAGAGATCATAGGCCAAGTGAAATGGTTCAACAACACGAAAGGATACGGCTTCATCACTGTTCGTAGTGAGTGTGAAGTGCAAAACACTGACATTTTTGTCCACTATTCGAATATTTCTGAAAAATGTAGTTCTCACTACAAATACCTTGTACAGGGCGAATATGTCCAATTCGATATTGGAAAAGCTGCTCGCGGAAATCACGAAATGCATGCACTGAATGTGTGTGGTGTATTGGGTGGAACCCTCATGTGCGAAAGCAAGGGTATGGCGACTCGGGAACGAGACCCATTTTCCCCTGAAAATGATGGACATAATATGGAGGCCGATGGTACTACCGCCTAAGCATTTGCAAGTTATATTGTAAATGCTTACGAAAAAATGAACTATGTTCTTTTTAGTTCTTGTTATAAAAATGCTTATCATGCGAGAAAGTATCATTAATATATATCTTTATAATGACATGTCTGGACAATATGCCTCAATGTGATGGAAACCCCCATCATTATTATATATGGTGTAATTACGTATCTAATGGCCTTACATATATACCGGAAAGAAATCATACATGTCACCCTGAAAGTTCGCGCGTCCACGATAACTTTATTGACTGCTGTTTGGAAAATGAAAACGATTGTTGCGTACCAAGTGGTTCTGCGAACCCTACCGCATCACCTACTATTGCACCCACACAATTCTGCATGGATAATAATGATTATTTCGCGAGCCGAGAAATATCTTGCGCGACATTCGAAAAAATGAATAATGATGTAACATTTATAAAGGACGATAAAGTGTTTTGTTGTTCCATCAACACTGGTGACTGCTGCAATTTAAATACGGATTATGTATTTATAATATCAAGTGTTATGCTGTCATTTATAATTTTGATATGTGTTGTCATGAGAAGGGCACAGCGCACAATATCCCGCGTTGCACCAGATGGCATAACTCTTGAAATGGTGTAAAAATAAAACCATAATATAATCTATATCATGGTTCCGATGGTAAGCGCATTTATTGCTTATGTGTTAGTATTAAGAATTACACAAAAAATAGTTTTGGATGCGAATATGCAAAACACGACGTACGGGTTTGTGTCCCAAGACGAAATGTATGGCGTTGTGTAATTACCTGTTTATATATACCTCCTTTACAATATGCTTTACAACTTTGGTATTTTCTTCTTCATTTCCTCCTAATGATTCTTCCATAAGTTGAAGATAACGTTTATTTTCTTCCGTATCGCATTCAAGTGCGGTAGGGTGGTCTTGTTCCCATTTTGACATGTTCTCATAGTTTTTCTCCTCTACTGCCTTTATCAACTTACGCAATTCTGTTTTCTCGTCTGTATCCCGTTCCCAGCGGTCTCCTTGCTTGATATACAATGTTTCACGCTTCAAATCCGTACAATGTAATGGACGCTGATAAAGATCCATATCATTAAGTGATTTCGTAAGAATCGTCATCATTCCATTCGCAAATCCCGCACTCCCTATATGTTCTAACTCCTTTATTCCAACCTGAATATTTTGTATGAAATTTTGCACAGACATTGCATCTTTACATTGTTCGTTGAGAAAAAAATTAAGGTTGAACTTATTTGTTTGATGGGTAACATTTGTGACATTTGTGACATTTGTCACTTGTTTTAATTGTGGTATAAGTTGTTCAATATCATTCGTATGTTTTTCCTGCTGTCGTATAAGCATGTTTTTCAACTCCTTATTTTGTTTAATAAGTTCACTGTGTATATCATCTAATACAGGCGATTCTTCAGTTGTAGTTGTGTTCACATTGCACCGCTTTTTATGCTTCCATAACCCCGATTTACTTGCATACATACTACCACAAGTACTACATTCAAATGTTTCAACGTCCTTTTCCGGCATAGACATCTGTTTATGCTTTGTAGTTTTAGTATGTTTCATAAAATCGCTTTTCTTATGACATATATATTTACACGGTTTGCATTCGAATATTGGTTTTCCTGACTGTTTCATGTAGTTATTATTATATGAGGTAATATTTTAACCTAATTTCTGCATTGTATACTAATCGGCGATTTTTGGGTTTCCAAAGTTTCCAAAAGTCGCCATGCTAACAATATTTGTTTTAATTACCATTTGTTGACTGCATTTTCAATGTAATACATTGGGTGCTAAAATCCGGCGATTTTTGGGTTTCCAAAGTTTCCAAAGTCGCCGACTTTATTTGCCTACCAAATATAAATTAATGCTTTTTTACGGATTTTCGGACTTCATTTTTTTTTAAACATAAAATTTTTAAAAAAAATAATTCAGAAAAAACGGAAAAATCGATGTTTTTATTCAACCCCATTTTCATCGAAAATCAAGGTACTTTAGCAACGTGTTTTAAAAGTCGCCGACTGATTTTCAAGGTACTTTAGCAACAACACCCAAAAATTGTTACTGAAAATATTTTTTGGGTGTTCGATGATTATTTTTGACTGCATTTTTGCTGTGAGTTTTTTAGTAAAATTTCCGGTTTCCAAAGTTTCCAAAAGTCGCCGTGCTAACAAAACGGTTTATTTGCACCAACACGTGTCTGCATTTTCACTGTAAAAAAAACTTTGAAAAAACCGGCGATTTTTTCGGTTTCCATTTTTTTTCAGTCACAACCAAAAATCGAAAACTGCTATTTTCGCTGCATGTTCAATAACCGCATTTTTCGAAAAAAAAAGTGAAAATCCAAAGTTTCCAAAAGTCGCCAAAACTGTTTTGGACGTTGAAAATTCTCAAAAAAATTCTCAGTAACAAAATAATCAACTCCCGAAATGAATTCTGAGCATTATGCTCAGAAAGTGAAAAACTGTTTTTTTCTGAAAAAACTTTTTTCGTTTTTTCGAAATTGGACATTTTTAAAAATGTCCAAATCGAAAAATTTCAAAAAAGTTTGTGAAAAAATGAAAAAGTCGTTGTGAGCATGATGCTCACAGCCCTATTTTGAAAATGGCAGTTTTGTGACTGAAAAATGTTTTCCACATTTCCACTCTCTTTTTTTTTCGTCATTTTTCGACCAAAATTTCGACGAGAACAGAAACGTGGAAAACCAAATATTCCCGGCCAGGCAAGTTTTGGAAAAAGGAGGGGGCGGGGGGAGGACGAAGGATGGAAAATAGGTGGATATGATATACCAATGAATGAAGTGGATTTTATAACAAAATACAGCAAATCGTTGATGGGTAAGTTCGATGACTTTATTAACACATACAGAGTGCGTGTTGGACAAAAGATGTTCCCTTTAAAGGAATATATGAATCGAAAGCAGATCACGCGTGATGCAATCAAACCGCTTTATAATGAGCTGGTTAATAGAACGCGCTACTTTAGGTCATATTATTCAAAATCACTCAAACCAGCAGACATGTCATTTAAACTGGTACCGATGAAGTCTCATAATTACAGCAACAACGTAATGTCACAGTATAAGAATATCATTCGTAACATGTACTTTTATGAATTGTTTGTCAATACCGGAACTTCTACGGAAAATGTGGTTCCATTTGGCATAATGTTGAATGATTTATACAATAAGGCAATTATTGATTATAAGATACTTACGCCGAGTGCTCTTCATTATATTGAAAATGGACGTATTGGGAGTGTGTTCTCTTCTTACTATTTTCGGGCCTCGATTATGAGCCCGTTTTTGGTGTATTCCATCCAGGAGTCTGAGCTGTGTGGCAAACGAATTTTTAGCCCTACACTCGGATGGTCGTCGTATTGTTATGGATTCATGGAAAGTTCAATCGTCACGCATTATGTTGGTACTGATGTAATACCTGCAGTTTGTGAGAATACAAGAAAATTTGCAAAGGAACACTACCCTGACAAGGTGTGTGAAATATATTGTAAACCGAGTGAGAAGTTGATTAACGAACCGGAATTTTCGGGAAAATACAAAGGTTTCTTTGATACTGTATTTTTCAGTCCTCCATATTATGATCTTGAGAAATACAGTAGCGAACAACAAAGTATTGCTATGTATACAACATACGAATCTTGGTTGTCCCGATATTGGGAGCCTACGATAAAGTTGTGCAAGCATGTTCTGAAAAAGGGTGGCATGATGTGTTACATCGTGTCAAACTATGCGGGACGACCCACATTGGTCGATGATTTGGAAAAGATTGTAAAGGTACAGTTTACATCTGTACGCATGGATGTGATGAAAAACAAACCAGTTTATGTAAATAATAAGAGTGATAACCATGAGAAAATATTTTTCTGGAGGAAGTAGACATTAATTCAACATATTTATAATTTTTTCTGGGTACTGCATGCTTTTTAAAACATGCAATGCGCCTTTCTGTTTTGATATACCTGGTTTAATCTTGTATGTGTACTTCAAACCATCTTCATCTGCTACGGTATCCATTTTATAATTTTTCACACATTTATCTCCTTTCAGTTTTGAGCATATCTTCAGATAATGGGTAGTTAGCATGTATGTTACGTTGGTGCGATCGTTCAAAAATTTGAGGAATGCTGTCCCTGCGCGCGTAGCTTCGTATGGGTTCGTCCCTGAATATAATTCATCAAAGATGCAGAAATGACGATAGCCGTTGTCTACTGTATATTGCTCTACACTGTCGATAATTTCCTTACATCTACGTGATTCGGCTTGGAATAAGCTGTCCCGACTGGATGTATCTGGGATGTTCAGGTATGAATGAATATGACTGAATGGCGTGATAGTCCCGCTTTCATAAAAGCCCATCCCTATTTGTTGGCTCAAAATTACATTAATGAGGGTCGTTTTCAAAATAGTGGTTTTTCCTGATCCGTTCGCGCCACTTAATATCATATTTTGATTTAGCGAGCATGTGTTCTTTACTGGTTCCATGTCTCGCAATAGAGGATATTCTTGTTTGGCAAATGAACAGCTGTTGTCGTCGGTAATGGATGCCATGTTTAGTCGTTTGGTTTCCATATGATTGCGGATTGACATGACATTTCTGCAGAAACCATCAAACCCAAATGAATATGCAATGCAACTACTATATATTGGATCGTGTGATATACGATAGTAGGACGTTAACATGTCGCCGAATTTCCATATAGCGGAAAATGACAACTTAAAAGGAGTTACGTTTGAAATTTCGGCACGGAGTAGAGAAAGGTCGTGTACTTTGGCTTTCATGTTCTCCTTAAATGGTTCCCATGTTGGGATGGTATTTAGATTAAGAAGAGCGTTCATATTATTGGTTGTTCTATCAATAAAGTCGCGAAGTTCGCACAGAGAACTATTGACAAACTTTAGGTTGGCGTAGAACTGTTTACAGTTACGTATATTGTTGTATGCTTGGAATAATAGTATGACGCCATAGAAAACACTTCGAATAATGCCTTGCGTCGACATATTCCCAGAGAACATCCGACCAATCATGTGAGATTTAGAAATCAGTTTAAAAATATTCATATAACTTTGCATGGTCAATGGTGTACCATTCATTTTGACTACTACAATTGGTATAATAAAAATAATCAGAGGTATCAAGAAGAACAACATAGGTGATGCAATGGTAGTTAATGTATTGATACTCATGAAGGTGGAATTTGTATTTAATGGTTCTAATAGACGCATGTTTGCATAAGAATACTTATCCATGAAGTAAGGGTTTTCATGCGTATCTTGCCAAAGTTCTATCAGCATATTTTCTTGGTTTTTACACGTAGGACGAAACTCATTAAACACTCGTTGGGTATCTTCGATGTACGCCCGGTCAGTTGTATACTGTTTGCTCCATAGTTTGGAACAGCATTTGTCAAATGTACCTTCCGGGTTCATAATAACATCATATACACATTGGCTGGCGTCACTGCATAATTCCATATCTGTATTAATAACATCGCTTACAGTGTATCGGTTATCAATATAGTCTATTGGTAAACGGAAATGTTCGTTGATTGCATTCCTTGCATTGATGTGTTTTGGTTCGTCTATATTTCGAAATAATGAAATCATGCGTTCCATGTTATAAGGTGGATACAAAATATGTTACATGATTCTACGCAGAAAAAATTGATCGCGATTAATTTCTACTTCAAATAAACACATATATATTATAATGACGCCAATTGCACCTCTGCCGCAAGAAGTTCTTACGATTGTGCGTGCATTAAATGCGCGATTTCAAGACTCGCGTGAACATCGGGGACGACGTGCAGAACATCATGTACCGAATCCTAACTTTAAACCGACTGCTCAGTTTATAAATACGGAGGGAATTGAGGCCAGTATTAACGAGATACGCGATCGTATGAATAAGATTACCCAAATAACCTATGATAAACTATCTGGGGAAATTGTGAAATTGCTTAATGAACTGCTTAATGAATGTACCACGATTAATTTTGATAAATTGACTGATGCGTTCTTTAAGTTGGTATATGAAAACCAAATGTCTGTAAGTATATACGCAAAATTATACAAGTCGTTTATTGGTATTGACAAGATCAACAATGGATTTATGGATAAATTGCGCGAACAATTGAAGAAATATGAAGAAGCTATTATAAATCTTGAGGTTCCAAGTGATGAGTGTAGTTATGACGAACAATGTAGTATAGGGGCAACAAATGACAAATTAAAAGGATTTTCGAAGTTCGTGGTATATATTGCGATAAATGAATTAATAGACAAGACTTATGTGATAAATATCATAAATCGAGTGATTGCGCAGATGGCGGCAAGTAAGGATGAAATAAGTATGAGTAAGCAGAACGAAATATTGGCCGACCACATATATATCCTTTGTGTGGAAGATATGAATATAATACGCGAGTTGCAGTGTACTGAATCTGTTATAGACGCGATAGAAACAATTTCAAAAATCCCGAGAGGAGCATGCGAGGGTATTACAACACGGTGTAAATATAAGTTGATGGACACGATTGATATACTTACAGGAAAACGAAAAAAACCGATATGAATACAACCCAAATAATAGTGTATATGAAGTTTGACAAAACCGATTTACGTACATGTATTGAATTATCTAATTTTGAATGTCAGCGATATATTTCCATTGATGATAGAGCGCGTTTTGCGATGTTTTTGGTATGGGCAATGCAGGTGTATGGTATTGTAGATTTTTTGATACAAGAAAATACGCGATCATTTATTCTTATCTGTGGATCAAGTGCAATGATAGGGGTTTTGCAGGTGATAATATCGGAATATGCGCCATTACTCTCATCCCTGGCAATGATGTCTCACACCTCATTATTAGGTAGTGCATTACATGTTGAAGATGCTTCTGAAAAAGAAGCTTGTTTGATAAGTTTTCGTAAAATTTATTCGCAAAAACAATGGAGTGCACTTTTGCAGCGTTATTATTCGACTGATGAAATATGTATTGATGGTGGATTAGCAAGAACCATAAAATGTTTGCTTGGAAAAAAGTTCGTGTAACGTAAAAAAAATAAGTAGGCTGTTATATTATATGCATAAACACGTCATAAATAGCAAGAATGGTATACAGTATAATAAGGGTAAGCAGCCTTACGAAGAAGATAAGGGGCATGCTTCGAGTATATATGAATATCGTTACAATGATAAGTGGGTAGAAATCATGTTGGGTAAGCCTCGATACGAGTTTAGTACCAAAGGGGTCGTATATAATCCGGTATACACGATGACAGACCGAGGTATTGAACGGATAGGCGTGTTTGAAATGAAGGTAGCAAACATGATAACGAATCTGGATGAACAAGGAGAGCCGGATCTTTCGAAGGGAAATGTTATTATTTTTCGCGATGTGTTTATAGACAACACGGACAAAGAGGAACCTAACATAGAAAGTGATGACGAATCAGGGAATCAAGAGGTTAAAATACCGGTGAGTAATATTGTTCCAACAAGGAGCGGGTCAATGCCAAAGGAAACTGCAAAGGATGTTGTGCGTTATCGCAGAGAATTTTTGCCGTCTCCCGGAAATACATGGATTGAAAATATTTATCGCAACAATAATTTTGATATACGCGTCACTTCGGCTACTGCGGATTCATATATAGTTGCAATTTCTGCTGCAATGGAATATGTTGGACGCAAAGTTACGGTTTCAATGATGAGGCAAATACTTCATGATAGTGTTACCAAAGAAATATACCAACGGTATGCACTCATCTATAACGAGTTATCGCAAGAATGTCTTCGACAGAAACATGCTATCAGCGAGGCGCGAAAAATGGCAGGCATTTTGCGTCGCAGACACGAAAATGTTTATGACCCGTCCGCGCGAGGTGTTATTTTACAAGACGCAAAGGATACGCGAACAAAATTTCGAAATGCTTCCATGACACATACGATGGCGTGTAGAATGATGGAAAAGTATAAGTATATGTCTGTAGTTAAAACCATGGACGATTTTAAGTTGGTGGTTACATCATCTTCATTTTTGTTAGATAAGTGGGCAAAGACGGTTATAGGTGAGACTCTTAATGTGCATGTTATCGAGTTTAATGGTGATAGCAATGATGCCGCCACTATGATAAGCGAAGGATATTGTGCAAAGAATGCTGATTATTACATCCTTCTTCTTCGAAAGGGGGATACATATGATCTTATTACTTACAAAGGGTTGGGTGCATTCACGTTTGCTGAGTTACCTATACAAATACGAACGGATATGGCACGAATGTGTATGGAGAACCGCGCGCCCCTCTTTTCGAAACTCACGGCTCTTATCGGATATGTCAAAAAGGTTGATGACGAGGTGGACGATATTAATTATGCTCTTCAATATGGATATGAACCGAATACCGTTATTATGTTTCATCTACAATCGTCTGGCGGGCATTCTGTTGGTACAGGGCCAGGAGAAAAGATACAGAAAGGAAAGGAGTTGGATTTTTCGCGTCTTGATACGGATCAAAATTATGGAAATTGGAGAAGATGGTTGGATGATGCATACGCAGCGCCGTTTGTTCTCGATGGAAAACAATGGAATACTGTGGATCATTATGTTATTGCACAGAGAGTAAAGGGAAAGTACCCTGATATATATCACTCATTATCACTTGATTCGAATACAAAGCAGTCAAAAATGCTTAAACATGCACAATTGGTTGTGCAAGAAAAGTGTGGGGAACTCGTGAGAAATGTTAAGGATCGGCGAGATGCATTAATGGCAAAGTTCATCCAAAATGCTAAGTTGGGACAGGTATTGCGTGATACGCTCGACGCAAAGCTTACGAAATATGTTCCGAAAATCCCGGCACAATTGGATAAAGACCTTATGGTTGTAAGACGCGAGTTGCAACAAAAGTAATAAGATTATGTTGAAAAATTGATTCAAATGATTGTCATTATTTGAATCAACTACAAGAGTAATTTAAAGCACAATAACAAAATGGAATTCAATTATCAGAGAAATGCATCAACCACGAACTATGTCATGCTTTCATATGAGCTCAATGAGAATGATTGGAAGAGTTTGTATCTTAAGTCATGGCCCGAGGATGTCATGGTGGATGGTCGTATGATCAATGATACGGAAGATCTCACCTGGCTCATCGAAGAGGTTCTGTGTATTGGAAAGGTAGAGCGCATCGATGTGGGTTCGCGTAAAAATCGCTCGGGTAAGGAGCAAAAGTATGCGTTTATCCACTTTCATATGTGGGATGTCTGTTACGGAAAGTTTGTTCGGGATAGCATCGACCGTAAAGGAAGTTATCTCACTGATAACTCTTCGCGAACGGAAGAACCGTTTCGCACCAGCTATGGCGCGCCCGTGTTCTTTCGTTTCTACAAGAACTTGAATCCGGCGGCCACAATTGAATATGAAAATATGAATCATCAGCAAACGATGCTACGGTGCAAGAAATTGGAAGAGGCACTTAAAGCAAAGAATGCAGAAGTCGATCGCTTCGTAAAGACGGAGTATGAACATTTAACGCAGATTATATGCTCTTTGCGTCATGAAATAGGGGAACTGAATAACGATATAGAAGTGCTGCTGTGTGAATAAAATAAAACAATAAAATAAACAATAAACAATAAACAATAAAATAAAAAGGTCCCGAAAGGGCGTTTTTTGTCGTGAATCAATAAGTTTTTGTGTAAAATTGATTGATTGAATGGCTCAATAAGGATGTATACAAGCATACTAAAAGCAAAGCAAAATAAAGACAATAACATTATGAATATCACCATTGTAGACGCGTCGAACACCAACTATATCAAGTCCCCTCTTCAAATTGATGAAGGTGAATGGCATAGTCTGTATCTTAAGGTATGGAATAAGGGGATCATTGTTGATGGTCGGGAGATCGAAACAGACGAAGACTTAAAATGGCTAATTGAGGAAGCTCTATGTATTGGTCACGTACAACGTATCGACGTTAATACACGCAAAACACGTGGCGGTGTAGAGCAAAAATTTGCATTTATTCACTTTCATATGTGGGATCGCTATTATGGGGATGAGGTAAGACAATCTATCGAAAAGATAGGATGTTTTACGGCGGACGAATCTGTAAAAACAAGAGAGATATTTCGTAATAGTCATGGAGCGAGATCTTATTTCCGATTCTACAAGAATCTGAATCCCGCTGCAAACGTAGATTATCAAGAAATGAATAAGGAGCAGGCAATAATGCGTTGCCAAAAGTTGGATGAAGCATTTAAACGTAAAAACGAAGAAGTACAGCGATTTATTGATACAGAATATATTAAAATGATGGGAGTCATTGATGGTTTGCGCGCGCAAATCGCGTCCCAGTATGTCACCCAGTAGAAAATAGCATATTATACAGTAATAATTAAAAAAATAATGGTACTGCCGTTAGCGGTGGTCACATTATTTTTTGTTGAAAATTGATCGTCGTCATCGCGGTTTTTAATACAGACAAATGGGAATCAAAGAATTAAATGGTTATTTACAACGCAAGTGTACTACACGTTCTATACGCAGACGCCCTTTATTTGAACTGTCGCATAATACGATAGTTATTGACGTAAGCATATACATATATAAGTTTCTTGCGGATGGAAAATTAATAGAGAATATGTTTATTTTGGCATCGAACTTGATTAAGTATCATATCAATGCGATATTTATATTTGATGGAAAGCCACCGGAGTCTAAAACGGATACAATAGCACGCCGTATTCAGGATAAGGAGGATGCGGAAAATGTATATAAGGGAATGGAAGAGACGTTACAGACGCAAGACTTGACGGATGACCAGAAAACCGCATTAATGGATGATATGAAGCGGGTAAAGAGAAAGTTTGTAAGAGTGAAAAACCATCATATAGACAGCGTTAAGAAATTATTCACTCTTTATGGGATTAAATTCATTGAAGCAACTGGAGAAGCAGATGAACTGTGTGCGAAGCTTTGTATTTCAGGGCTTGCATATGGGTGTATGAGTGATGATATGGACATGTTGGTGTATGGATGTCCGCGTATATTCAGGATGCTTGATTTGAAGGCGAATACGATCATGTGGTATGAATATGAGAATATAATCAGAGATCTTAAGTTACGTGCGATAGATTTCAAACAAGCATTGTTTGCATGCAAGAATGATTATAATGAACATGGCCTTACAATTTCATCCGTAATGAAACTGTATTACCTGTATAAGAAACATGGTAAAGACATGGAGTTTGGGGAGTGGTTATGTCATACAAAGCATGTAGATGTTGAGTTATTTGAGGTGGTGAAAAATGAATATGAGTTAGATGACAATCTTGATATCAATATTCATAATATGCATTATCGTAGGAAAACCGCCAACTATGGCCCACTTTGCGAAATGTTATTGAATTATAATTTCATTAGGGTATAATTATGTTTCCTGTACTTCGTTTCCATCTTTGTCGACTAAGTAGAATGCCGGTCCAGGAAAATTGCTTTTTTCCCATGTATATGCTGAATATGCTACTACTTGTGTTTCACGATTTGCCCAACAGTCATTACAAGAAAAGTATATTTGTCTTCCTCTTCTCACTGTATAATATGTTTCAAAACTTTTATCTTCACAACAAAAATCACAATTTGCTATTTTTTCCATGTCTTCTAATCTAATACCGGGTTTCTTATCCGTCATTAGACAATCCTATTACTTAATAAATAGTTAGATTTAAATTATTTATGCGAAACTGTTATTAATTATTTTTATCAAAAAACAATGTTTGCCAGACATCATTTTCGTAATTGGTTTGTTCTATTTTTATTGCGGTTTCAGGTCGTATATTTTGTAGTATTTGTATGTTTTCATTTTTTGTCTTATATTTTTTAATAGTATAATTATGTTCCTTGAAAACACTAAGAAGACATTTTAATATTGGCATACCTCCAGCTATAACAACTTTTATCAAGTTTGTCTTTTTTCGCATTTCATTTTTTATTATTGTTTGTTCTACAAGTGCTTTACATAATTTACGACCACGATATTTATCAGCTATGTACACTGAAACTAACAACAAATAATCAATATTATCTTCTTTTTCGTATGACACCATTGTATTCCCAATTATTTCTTCTTTATCTCGTAAAAAAATACCCCAATAATTATTCCTTTTTTTTATTACTTCATATGAGTGTAAAACATGTGGATTGTTGTTGATTATATTTTTGTTTATATCATTATCCACTGTTCTGTTGCTTACATAATGAAATTCAATATCCGACATGTAATATTATATATTCATATAATATTTTCAATTTGTTATGTAATTTGTTATCATGTAACAAATTATATTATTCGTTTTTATGTTTTAGGGTTGTATATGTATGTACGTATTTACTGCTCGCCCTGCTTCTTGAAGTGGCGTTTCAGGTAGGTCTGAAGGTTAAAGTAGCTGATCTCGTCAGTCTTCTTGCAGTTCAGGATCTTGCACAACTTGTCATCGGGGGTGATGAATCGGCCATTGTCCTGCCGGGACAGGTTGTTGGACTTGATGTAGTTGTGGATCTCCTTGCTCACGGCGGTGCGGGCCATCTCGGTTCCGGGCTCCTTGCCGAGGAACTTGGCGAGCTCGTCGCTGATCTTGGTGGGGGCGGTGAAGCCAGAGGGCTTGCGATCACCCGAGGCGGGGGCACGCTTCTTCTTGGATGCCTTGCGGGCGGCCTTGAGCTCGCGCTCAATCGTCTTGGCGAGGGTCTTGTAATCAGATTTCAGGGTGTTGAACACAGAGAGCACCTGTTGAAGCTTGGAAGAGAATTCAGCAAGTTTCGCCTCGACGGACACTTCCTCTTCATCCGCAGCAGGGGCGGGAGCGGCGACCGGCTCGGGGGCAGGTGCCGGGGTAGGGGCAGGTGCCGGGGAGGCAACCTCTTTCTTGGCCTTGGTGGCCTTGGACGCAGTGGTAGACTTAGAAGCACGAACCATTTTATATACTGTTATTGCTCTTGCTATTTATATTGTTTGAAGTATAATATATATTACAGCACTTTACATCTGCTAAATATTTACTACGGAGCTAAATATAATTAATGCTGTCAATTAAATTCCAGAAAAATATTATAATCTGGACGATTTGGATTAATAGAATCAAAATGACTGCATAGTGTATATGGCAAAATTGTTATTATTCCCACATAATCTATTTTCTAAAAAGGCTCTTGTCAAAGTATTGCCGTCGGATTTAGACATTCGTGCGGTATCATTTACGCTTGTTGAGGATCCATTGTTTTTTGGAGATAGGGCACGTATATCTCGTTTTTCGAAGCTAAAATTGGTTCTCCATCGGGCCAGTATGAGATATTACGAAGATTACCTCAAGGCACAGTTTCCTGGTAACAAGGTTGTGTATATTGACTATGATGCGGCTAAAACCTACGGGTATGCATCTTTTAATAGTAGAGAACCGACATACATGTTTGATCCATGTGATCATTTACTCCATAAACGCATTACCGATCGAAATGCCGCCATAATTATATTGGATACCCCTCTATTTTTGCTAACAAACCGTGATATACAGCAATATAATGACACGAGAAGTGATAAGACCGCATTTTTTCATAAACACTTTTATGAGTGGCAAATTGCAAACAACCCAGGTGGAATCAAAATTCCGTACATAACCCGAAGTTACGATATGGAGAACCGAGTCCCACCTATCAAAAATTTGGATGTTCCCAGTACGGTGTGGGACAAGGTGAATGATAATGGAACCGGTTATGTTCTCGAGGCGAAAAAATATGTTAATGATAATTTCCCACGTAATTATGCTAACGTCAATGATTTTTACTTTCCCGTAACACATGCTACCAGTAAAAAGTGGCTCAAGGACTTTGTCAAAACACGCCTGTCAAAATTCGGTACTTATCAGGACGCTGTGCTGGAGAACGAGCCCTTCATGTTTCACTCTTTATTGGCGGCACTTATTAATATTGGGCTGCTGACTCCTCATGAGGTGTTGGAAGAGGTTATCCGATATTATGAGAAGAATAAAGAAACGGTCAAGATCAATAACTATGAGGGGTTTGTGAGGCAGTTAATAGGTTGGCGTGAGTACGAGCGAATGTTGTATGTTCTTGACTATAAGAACCTGGTGGCATCCAATTATTTTGGAAATTCCAAGAAACTCACTGCAAAATGGTATAATGGGACCACGGGCATCAAACCAGTTGACGTCACAATAAAACGTGCGTTTAAGAATGGGTACTTGCATCATATTGAGAGACTAATGATCATGCTGAACTTTATGAATCTGGCGAGAATCCATCCGCGACAGATTTATAACTGGTTTATGGAGTTTTCGTGCGATAGCTATGACTGGGTCATGGTGGGAAATGTATATGGCATGGGGTATTTTGCCACGAATACCATGAGAAAGCCCTATTTGAGCACGAGCAACTATATTCGTCAGATGACTGACTACAAGAATGATGGCTATTGGAACAATGTATGGGATGCCCTTTTTTATAAGTTTTTGCGTGATAACAAGGGTAAATTAACCGGAGGAGCGGCGATATATCTTCGTAACTTGGTTCATTTCGAGCGAAAGACATCAGAAGAGCAAAATAAGCTTTTGGAATATGCCGCCCGCGTATAAGAAACTTATTGTCCAGTAATCGTTCGGTAGAGTATAGAGAACCCCAAATCAGTCCCCAGAACGGCGGTATTCATGTTAATATTGCCTATATATAGGTAGTATGCAGCAAACAAGTACAAGATGCCATGGATGTAACGGGTTTCGTGCCAGAATACGTCGGCTATTTGAACCTCGTCATTAGAACCGGTGAATGCCTTGTATATAAACCCTGTGCCCATTACAGCAAGTGCGGCTGTAGCAAACGCTTTGAACGTTTCATTTTTGTATAGTTTTCTTATTGCGATAAGCAAACTGAGACGAACGAGAATACATATAGCCCAAAGAGGATGGATATTCATATACAATAGCATATGAATATGTTACAAATGGGTTTCTAAATGATGGTGTTCTTACTTTTTCTCGCACTCGCCCGTTTTTTTGTTTTTGCGGGTTCCGTTAGGGCAGCGAGTCCTCTTTTTTTCCGACTTCGGGGCGGCCTTTTTTTCCGACCTCGTGACGGCTTTTTTGGTTGCTTTGGCCGCCTTTCGTGCCGCAGCTTCGGCGGCCGCCTTTTCTTTGCGCTCCTTTTCCTCCTTTTCTTTGCGCTCCTTTTCCTCCTTTTCTTTGCGCGCTTGTTCAGCAGCCTCGGCTTTCTTCTTGGCGATCAACTCCTTAAATAACTGCCTGTATTTCGCGTTAATTGCCTGAAGCTCCTTGGACCATTCATCCATCTCTCTTCGTTTGAAGTATTCATTTCTTGTGGTGTGTCTGTTGTGTTTTCTAACCGCCTCTTTCCATGCGTTGTTAAGGTCACGACCTTCACGTCCTAATGCAGCAACATCGATAGGTGCCATCTTATAAGTATTATGTAGATTTTAATGTTGGGTCATATACGACCGTCTATGAATACGCGTTGAGTGGGTTTCTTACTATTCTCGCATTTACCTGTTTTTGTAGATGTTATTCGATTGTCCATAACGCATCATATAACCAGGGAAATGCAGTTCGTGCACTTCGACTCACAGTTGTAAGTGCCATTAGAATGTACATTGCGCCTAAATTTGCATGATTATCATCAACGGCGGTCATCAACATAACTTCCATTGTACATACACAAGATAGACGTACACGACAAGCAGTAACTTCATCAAGGGTCATGTTTAATGATATTTCCAGTGGGCTATGAAATAGTCCGGTTTCAAATGGATCAAACAAACAGCACAATTTCATTTTGGTGTCTTCACTTAAATGTACGGCCTGTATGGTCCATATTTGTTTCAAACATGAATAAAACTTTGGGTAACAACGCTGTGGCATACTAACAAACCATGAGGCATCTACGTAATGTTCAAGACGAGATAATTCTGAAAATATATCATTTATTCTGAATGATAATGGCACTGTACGAAGAGCACAGATTCGTTCGTATAATTCAATCATTGATTCCGACCGTAATGTTTCACGTGAATATGGGATGGGTCTATAATATGATTCGGTCACAGATAGGCTTGAAAATGAGAACCCTTCCATGGGAGTGTATGGAGTGTGAAGAAGCGGAGAATTGTTTCGATCTTCTTTTAATAATGAGGGGTTTATGATAATTGTATGACGGAATAAGGTAAGTATATGTTTTATCATTTTATATGGTATAGGTTCTCGTGTGAATGGGTTTCTAATATCCTTTCTTTCGCGGCGAATTATGTCAATTATTGATTTAATATTGAATGCGTAATGGTAATTGTTGACAGTTAGATTAGAGAACAACAATGGATGTATTTCGTTGATGGGTTCAAGTGTTATGGGGTCGTCGTTGTTAACATATTCGTAACTTTTATCTTTGATGTGACGCATACTAATTGTGTTTCGAACGATGTATCCACGAAACATTTTTTGAATAATAGTGGCGTTTCTATGGCGCGATAGGCATTTTTCGATTCGCGATATAAGATCTCCTTTTTTACCAGTTAATTTTAAGTTATGAGTTCGTGCTATACATTTTAGTTTTGGTATAGTTAGTTTACGAAGCATATATATTATTCTATACGTAGAATTCTACGTCGTTTCAAATATATATCATCGTGTTATTGAGTCAATCCATTTTTGTAAAATAATGCATAAAATTGATTTAGATACACACGAGTATCTAAATTATAACAGCAACAACAATGGCGACCAAAGTGACTATCGATTATAAAGACTGGCAACCCGAACAACTGCGTTACATGCAGCCTCGTGTAAACGATCGTGGTGGAAAAGCGATCTCAATCATTAGTACCCAACTAAACCGTTCTCTTCATGTTACGACTCCACGATTGGCAACTTGGGGTATCAGCGATTTTGTCAATGAACAAGGAGAATCTGACGGAAAGTTCAGTATGTCACTGCGATTCCCCAACCCTGATTATGAGACTGAGGATACTGAACTTTTCTTGGAAAAGTTAAAGAAGTTTGAGGAAAGAGTGATTGATGATGCGGTGACAAACTCCGAGCTATGGTGGGGCGAAGTAATGCCTCGTGAGGTGATCAAGCACAACTTCTTCCCATTCCTTACTTATCAGAAGGATAAGATGACTAAGAAGGTTGATTATACGAAGCCTCCTAAGATGAAGATTAAGGTTCCAAATTACGGAGGTAAATGGCCTGTCGAGGTCTATGACCCTATGTCAACCCTACTATTCAGTCAGGAGAATGAAGATGCTACGCCGGTAGACTTTGTCCCAAAGAATAGCGAAGTTGCCTGTCTGATTCAGTGCTCTGGAATTTGGATTGGTGGCAAGGGATGGGGAATTACCTGGAAATTGACACAATGCATCGTGAAGCCTCCGGTCAATGTTAGCGTGTTTGGTAAATGTCACATCACTCTTAGTGAAGTAGAGAAGGAGAAGATCATGGAAAGTGCTCCAGATGCTGAGAATGAAGAAGATGATGCGCCTCCTTCTGCATCACAGCCACTTACGCGCCAGGAAGCGGTTGCGGTAGAGGATAGCGAAGATGAAGAACCGGAACCGGAACCGGAACCGGAACCGAAACCAGCACCTAAGAAAAAGAAGGTAGTACGCAAGAAAGCATCTGCATAAAAAACAGAAAAGAACAGAAAAGAACAGAAAAATAAAACAGTACTTGGTACTTTTTTATTGAACAAATCATTGTTGTAATGCCTCTGTCTTATAGAGTAATAAAAACTTAACTCGTATTATCTCATTGTTGACAGGGAAGTTAAGATTCTGACTCTCGAAATTTAAAATGAATAATAACACTTGCCTTTTTTGAAGCATCGAGTGGTTCATGAATATTTATTTTTGACCCACCTTTGTCTTTTAAAACTATTTTTTGTTCATGTTCCATTGTTATACGTGATGGTTCGACATCAATATCGTTTTCTGTCACACCTTTTATAATTAATTTTCCGGTCGATAAAATCATATTGGCGTCCGACATTACTGAAATATGAATATTGTTATCATAATCAATGGATGCATAGTCATGTTTTGGCATTTTACATATGACATGGAACACATTATTGAATTTATCTGCAAATGTCATGTGTGAATGCCATAGTGGTACGAAATACACGTCATCGCAATGATTGAGTTTAAACACATTTCCGTTGATAATATCATCAAATGATGGTTCAATTACATAACATAGTAAATTTGCACGACGACGTTCTAATATCTCACTCATTTTTGTAATATACGTTTGATCTATTTTTAATACATCGTTGTATCGTTGAATAATGCAATCTATTTGTAATAGTGTGTTTAAATTCATGTTTTCCAGACTTTGAACTATGCTATCTTCGATTGGTTGTTTGATACGATCAATGAATGCGGAAATTTGTGGGTTGGTTGAGATGTAATGGAGAAAGTTACAAAACATGGTTTGGTAGGATTCAATATTTTTTGAATCTTCGCCTATATGGTTCAATAAATAGTCGTGTGCTTCTCTTATTTCTTGAAATTTGCTATGTCCTGTGGGATTTTTATCAGGATGAAACATCAGTGCCATTATTCGAAACTGGCGTTTTATAACATCAGTTGTTAATTTTGATGCATTGTCTAATTCTAATAATGAACAAGCTCGTTTATGATCCATGTATGGATGTTATAATTTCATAAAATATTACCTCTAAGTGATAAATAGGCCTATAATTATTATTATAATATACTAATTGATCATGTATAATTGGTAATACCCTTGAACATTTATTGTTTATTAAGTAACCGGTTTCAACAAGGGATTCGATAACATAGAATATACATTCACATACATTGATGTCGTATGTTAGAATATCGTAAAGATGTTCACGAAATGAGATGTAATCACTATTGTTTTTAAAGTTTATAATGTCATTTATTAACGTATCACATAATGTATTGAATAGATCGCCGCCTTCTACATTGTCAAGACTATATAATTCCTTTAAATTGGTAATTGTCATATCACATGAATCTGAAATAATGTTCTTGATTCTTCGTTTTAACTGTGTGCCGTATGTTCGATTGTTGATATTCGTCCCATTGTTGTTATCTACGACACTACATAATTGTTTTTTTGTTGGTGACGACACGCAAATTTGTTTGCAAGCTTTAATAATGTTGTACGGTATAAACCCTATGTGATCACAAATTAGTATAAATGAGAGTTGTATGTTGTACATATTATTACGTGATTGTTGAATGTAGTTATAAAACATATCTATCACTTCGCTATGGATACAATGAAAATTTTTACATATCACGATAGCCCTTTTGTCTGTACGGATTGCCACAATTTCAATAATTTGTAAAAATATGTCATTCCATAATTGTTTTGCGTTGCAACCAAGTATTGCCATATCTACTTCAAAGTGAATGTCACTCATTTTATAAGAATATTCACTTTTGTCGTTGGTACATACAATGGATTTTTCGTATTTTAAAAAGGATGGGCTATACTGTTCTATAAGTTTTAATGCTTGTGTATATTTTCCAGATCCGGACGGCCCGTATATGATGGTATGTTTTATAAAATCTAACTCTACATTTACGTACGGATGTATGTCACTTGTTTTATTTTCTTGTAAATAGTCGCGAAATGACGTCTGATAATACTTCATATACTGTATATATGAAGTATTTTTGTATTGTTTTACGAGTCTCACAGTAAATATTTATAATTCATTGTTTTTCGTTGTTTTGTTAAGGGTGCATGTTTGTGATAATATATCTGTGGATGAACTTGTATAGACATCTGGTAAGAATGAATGAACAAATGCTTTTGCCGCCGCAATCAAAAACATTTTACAAAAATTGTTTGACACAAAGAAATGTTCTACGTAGGTTAAGTTTACATCATACAAATGTTGTATCATATAATCAATGAATATATTTTAATACATATGTTGTAATGGGCTATATTTTAATGAATTCAATAATTCGTATATACTTGTTACTCCTGTAAGACCAGTAATTAATGTAATTAGTACATATCCAAATAAGCGTGGATCAATAACAGGGATAATTGTAAATGCGATAAATAATAGGGATAATAATATTGATTCGACATATACAGTTCCGATTATCTTATCAAAATTTGTAACATTATTGAATAAAGTGGATAAGTAAGCGGCCAGACCAGTCGTTAATGCGATAATTAATGTTGGAATGTTAATGCCTATGCCCGATAATGAAAAATTTATTAGACTGGCATTGCTATGAGTAAATATGAATGATAATAATGCAATACAAACTAATGATACGATGTATAATTTTTTATATTCTGTCTCATAAAAACGATGTCGTTTTGGTGGTTCATATGCTTTGCCATCTATTCTTTGTTTAAGTGAAATTCTACTTCTTGAAAACATGTATATAAATGCAGATACCGATTTTACTACAATCGCTCCCAGTAATACAAATTGTGCAATAGTAATGTACATTGACGATGAAACATCTCTGCTTTCATTTTTTAATATGCTCTCGAGAGAATTATATATCAGGAGTGCCATATTCTTATGCGTTAGAATATGCACTATAAACCATGTAAATAGTAAGAATACGCTAACATTTTTTCCAACAAAGAAATACAATACTATTACAGTAATGCTCAAGTATATGATACTATCTAAATATTGTAATGCCACAAAATTTTCAGTCATGGAGTCGTGTATATAGTATAACTTCATATTTTACTCAATCGTCATTTTATATGTTTCTTCCAGCCAGCTTATTATTTCGCTGGTTGTGCATGACATGTAACCAACCGGACATCGTTTTATACTAAGAAATTTTGGTTTTGGCATTTTTGTTGTTTTATAGAATACATATGGTCCATATTTACCCCTTCTTATTGATAATGTTGGAGTAAACGATCGTATTATACTTGAATCCTTATCTGCTTCAAGTAGTTCAATAACCTTTTTTGTGGTTAATTCTTCTACATCGGTTTTTAAACTGACTTTTTTTGATCCACATTCTATATATTTTCCGTATTGTCCATGTTTTAATAGAATAGGAGAACCATTATATTCCCCTAATAGATTGTCGTCATATGCTATATCACATAGTTTGTAACCTTTGTTTTTTGCAATGTCAATATCTATTTCAAGGTCGGGTTTTACCTTGATGAATGATACTTCATTCTCGGCATTTTTTCGTATAACTGGCCCAAACCCTTCAAACTGTAATACATGTTGGTCATCGATTGGAAAACCAACTTTGGTAATGGGTGGAATGTCTTTATTTTTATCTTGAATGGCGGTATATGTTTCTCTACATATGTCTTTCCAATTAATGGCGGGATCTGTTGCAATCTCATCTAATTTTGCTTCCATATCTCGTGTATAATCATAATCAAAAAACTCTGTAAAATTCTCGTGCATAAATGTCACTGCCAAAATACCGACGGTTGTGATCATAATGCGATTTTTTTCGTTACCAAGTTCAGTATTCTTTTCAGTTGATGTTAGTTTGTCTACCAATTTGTATATTTTGTATGTGAACGAACGTCCGGGAATATCTGTTACTTTTACGTATTTGCGATCAATTATGGTTTGTACAATAGATGAAAATGTAGATGGACGCCCTATACCCATATCCTCCAATTTTTTAACGAGAGTACTTTCACTATAGTGTGGCTTACTCCCTGTGCTATACGTAATATCACTTTCAATATGTTTTCTTATTACTGAACCCTTTTGTATAATAGAATCAAGGTACATGATAGGAGGTACGTCAGCTGGGTCATTTGTGATGTGTTTCCAACCTAAACAACTTGGTAACTCGGCGTTGTATGTATATTTATGATTATCTGGTGCAGATATGCTATATGTATATACTGCGTATCTTGCATCGCTCATACAACTCTCGATACTATTTCTCCAAATTACCTTGTATAATGCTCTACAGTCTTTTTCGGGTATGTCTGATACATGTATGTTTGTTACTCTAATTGCTTCATGTGGCAACATATTGTTTTTATTTATAATATCATCGCTGCCTTTTGCTGCGTTTTTATCAAACTTATCGGTTATAAATTTTCTACATGTCTCCACATATTCTTTGCTGTATTTTCTGCTTTCTGTTCGCATATAAGTGATGTGGCCTTGTTGATATAATTCCTGACAAATTGTCATAACTCGATGGGGATTCATTTTTAGTGTATCGCATGCTTTTTGAATAAGGGCTGATGTATTGAATGGCAGTGGTGGTTTTACTATTTTGGTTTTGGGTTTACTTTTTTCCATTGTATGAGTAAAATCCGTATGTTTCTTCATATAATCTGTGAGCGCGTCGCACGTATCAAATGTATGATTTAGTGCGAATTGAATATTATACTCAGTAAACATTCCCTTCAAACGGTATTTTACTTCTCCGTCACCTCTTTCTAATAGATGGTTGTCATATACCAACCGTAACGCAGTCGTTTGGCATCTTCCGACTGAAAGGGGACTTTCCTTACTGTTATAAATGCGACGCCATAGCAAGGGTGATAGTTTATGCCCCACGGTAATATCTAACACTTGTCTTGCCAATGCAGAATTAACCAGTTGTATATCCACATGTCCGGGCGACTTTATTGCATTTTGCACAGCGCGTTCAGTTATCTCATGGAACTTAATTCTTTTGGTCGTGCTAATATCAAGTTGAAATGTTTCACATAGATGCCATGCAATGGCTTCACCTTCTCTATCATCATCGGTTGCGATGAATATATTATCCCGGTGGAAATTGGCAATGATTTCCTGCATCTTTTCAATATGGGGTTTCTTGTTCTCTATATATGAGAATTCGGGAGTAAACCCCTTTTTGGCATTTACATCTTTGAGACTTTTTAAACTACGGATATGACCCATGGATGCAATACATGCATATAGAGAACCTAAGAAACCTTCGATTTTCATACATTTCGACGGTGATTCTACGATCACCAAATAAATTGCTGATGATAGATTTTTACTGGATATAGTTATCTTCCCAGAGCGTTTGAATTTTCCTGGCATAAGTTTCGTTTGTATAACATAAAAAGAGGATTTTATATAACTATATAAGATCTATTTCGTAATAACTTTATACAACAGGTGAGGATAAAACCTTATGATAAACGTACATAAACAACTATACACGTTAATAGTATGGAGTGTGTTAAAACGCGTATAAATATAGATGATAGACAGTATAAATCATGGTCACTGGAACATGATTTATATACTAATGTAGACCCAATATATATGAAATTATTCCATGGTGATGTTTTTACCAAAAAAGATAATGACATTATTGTAATAGAATCGATGATGCGCAAAAAGGAACATTGTGGTATACTTGTCTTGGATAATAACCGTACTTATGGACGTGATAAAAAGCGATTGTTATATCGATTAATACCGGACAATAATAGGTTACCCGAATTTTTAGTTCCGTATGAAATCAAAATGGGATTTTCTAAGGATTTTAAAAATAAATACGTCACGTTCAACATCGGGGAATGGACAAGCAAGCATCCGAAAGCAACTCTAACAAGTGTTATCGGAGACGTAAACGATTTCGGAGCATTTTGTGATTACCGCATACGCTGTCGCGAGTTGAGTCATTCAATTGCAAAAATGCAGAAGACAATTAAAAAATCCAGTCTTTCTGAGAAAGATGCATTGGACAATATTTGCGATAAATACAACTTTCGTGATCATACAAATAAACGTGTATTTGCAATTGATCCCGAGGGCTGTAAAGATTTCGATGATGCCATGTGTTATGAACAGTTAGATAATGGATGGGTGGTGTATGTATACATAGCAAATGTCTATGTATGGATGGACGAGTTAGGGCTATGGGATGATATGTCAATGCGCGTTTCAACTATATACCTTCCTGGACGTACTCAGTCGATGTTACCTAACGCCTTATCGGAAGACCTATGTAGTTTGAAAAAGGGTGTTAGAAGGGCCACTATGACAACCGAATTCAAATGTATTGACGGAAAAATTACGGTGAGTCATTATCCGAGTATGGTCAATGTATGTAGAAATTATGTCTATGACGAGAAAGCTCTTGTTACAATGCGGGATTATAAAGGGTTATATGGTGTTACTCAGTCTCTTGATAAGACGGTTGATGACAGTCATAAATTAGTCGCATTTTGGATGATGAAGACGAATGAACAGTGTGCTGATGTTTTATACGCAAATGCATGTGGTATATTTCGAAAGGCGTCGTATGTAAATAAACAAAAGGAGGTTAGACCCGACCTTGATCCTCAGATTCAACGGTTCTTATACAATTGGAAGAATATTACTGGCGAGTATGTTTCATATGAAAACATAGGCGAACATGAGGCGCTTGGTGTTAAACAGTATGCACAAGTAACCAGTCCAATAAGGCGTTTGGTCGATACAATTAATCAAGTATATCTTATGATGATATTCAGTGAGCATGTTAGCATTAAGAGTCAGATGGTATGTAGTGATTGGATAAAGTCAATACATATTATTAATGATTCGTCAAAAAATATACGCAAGGTTCAACGTGAGTGTGAATTATTGTATATACATATGACTCAACCAGAAAAGA